CTATTATCTAGCACGCTGAACTTTATGGCGTCCTTGCCTTTGCCCATTGCAAAGCGTATCAATATCTCGGGCTTATCATCGTCACTATGCGCCGCAGTTTCTTCAGCAACGTATCTAATGAATCCATTAAGCGAATACACCTCACTTTCACCCGCTCTTTTTTCGTTGCGTACAAAGGTGGTATAATCCTTAAGGATATCTTTGTTTTCGTTCAACGCCTTACATACTTTGTTGTATGTGTATAGTTGAGTCTTACCTAGATTGTAAACTTCCTTAGCCATGTCTGAGACGTTCCACGTTATTTCGCTTAGTTCACGTTGTACTTTTCCTTCGGGTGAGTTATACCACTCTATAGATTTACCTATCAATTTTGATAGCTGTATCTTCATGTCAAAGACTTCACGTTCACTCTTGTTAGTGGTCTTCTGTAGGGTTTTAACCGCTTCGATGTTCAGCCCTTTTAGAACTTCATCGCATTGTAAAAAATTGCTCATATGATTTTATTTTGTGGGTTCACTTGGTGAACTCCGATTTAATTTAGAGCGGTGCAAAGGGGCGAATCTTTGCGAGGGGGCGCACTCCCACCGCTTAATGTTTGTACAAATATAGTCTATCTTTTGTCTATTACCAAATGCAGCAGCATAAAAGTAACAAGGGGATGAACAGAAGCAAGGCGAGTAAATCGCCGTTGCTCATCGTGTGGCTATCCTTATTCATTGGGTATCTCTAATTCGTTGCAAAGGTCTTGACCAAACCAATAAACTAGATGATTAACTAGCTTTTCCGCATCCTCAAACGTACTCTGCACCTCTCCAAAATGCTCACGCTCGTACTCGTTGCATATTGCAACCGCTTCAAGCTCTCCGATATTATGACGCTTCAACCATTGCTCGGCTTGATAATAGCCAATAATATAATAGTCTTCATTGAACATAGTGAAGTGGTTTTTTGACTCTCCATCAAACTCGTTGATGTGCTCGATTAATTCGGCTTTAATTGATTGATTCATAATTGAAATTTTTAGGTTAATAATTTGAGCGGAGCACGGGAGCGAATCCGTACGAGGCACGCACTACCTCCGCTTGTGGTTCAGTCGGTGAACTAGTCCTTAAGGTACTCGAAAGACTTGATTTGTATTCTGCTCAGGTCTGCGCCATCACCGCCAAAATCGTAATCCTTCAAGATGCTAAAAGTGTTCTCTAGTGCAAAATCATCTTCAAGGACTGCGTTAATATAGTTGTCCGCTTGGGTTTGTGCCTCGATATCAGTTAATTCGATGATAAGCGTTGCGTTAATTCGCAGGCATACTTTCGAGATTGAACCGCCTGAGATAAATATATTATCCACCTTTAGGGATTCCTGTCTGTTACGTCTGATTACCTCACACAGTGCTAGTTGCTCTCTTGAAAATCTGTTTTTTAGTTCGCTATAGTTGCTCATTTTTACTTTGTTTTTGTTTAATGATGGTGCAATATAAGTACATCTTTTGTCTATCTCCAAATTGTAGGCAAGTATTTTTGTTATCAATAATCATTCTAAATAAGGGGCTCGCAATCCCTGCCCAATGTTTAGAGGGGTTACAAGGGGTGCAGGGGCTACCCTTCCCTTCTTACTCTCTGACGGGATAACGGGAGCGGAGGAAGGTTCAACGGGTGAACTAGGGGCGCATGGAGGGACACAGGGCGCACCGTCACGGGGCAAGGGCGCAAGGGGCTACGCTAGGGAGTAGCGCCACAGAAAAACGCCAAACAATCCACCCCGCCCGACTGAAAAGAGCACCCCCCCCTCGATTTTTTTTTCGGTTTCCAAACTTGCAGTCGTCACGTATATCCATAGGGAACCCAAACAGTCTATATATCTAATATATATTTTGTATCTTTGATGGAATGTTCATCGAGATACAGAACAGAATTCATATAGGCTTTGCATTAGGCTTCTCTTATTACGGACCGGAGGAAGTTGCGGACTATTATGAGTTGATTTTGTACTTAGGACTAATTAGTGTACACTTTAAAAAATAGGAAACATGGAAAACATGGATAAGTTTGGATGGCAGCGTCCTGATATGTCTCCGGGTACTACGGGAATACAGAGAGCATGTGCTATAAGAAAGGCACAGCGTACAGCCGAGAAGGTTGAGATGATTGCCGCGGGAAATGTTCTTGCTAACATGCGAGAGAGAGACATGAAAGACTTCATGGGGTAGGATTGACCCCTTGTTGATTAAAAGACAGGAGAGGGCTTAGGCCCTCTTTTGCTTTATATATGTTAAGGTGATGTTGGTTTTATGTTAAGTTGTGTTGATTCTTAATTTATAACTTATTGATTTTTAGAGAGATGCTCAAAATGTTAAAAAATAGTTCTATTTCTCCACCAATAAAAAATATATCTACTCACTACTACTACTACTACTATATGGGGTACTCTAAACAAGCACGGTTAGGGTAGTGTATATTTGCTCTATGCTAAAAAATAAAATAATAGTAGATAAGATAAAGAGTGTTATTGAGAGCAAGGGTTATTCTTTTTTCACTCGTGGTGATTACAACTTAAACATCATAGGGGTTCGTTCTTCTAGTCGGGAGGCGAACAAGTTTGACGATACGCTTTTATGTATTTATAAAGTTAATGATGAGTGGCAGGTTAATGAGTTTGCTATTACGACGGATGCGGGTACTCATTGGTTAAAGAACCCTATGAGTAAAAAAGGTTGTGCTATACTTAAGTGCAATCAGTATAGGGGTGCTTATCAATTGGGTTTCCATAGAGGTGAGTATCTTGCTCTCGTTCAAAAGCTAGACGTGGAGGTATATAGAGATAACGACACAGACAACACATTAGATATGAATCCTGAGACTCTTGATAAAGGATTGTTTGGGATAAACATTCATAGGAGTAATCCTCGCACAGAGAGTAGTCAGGTAAACAAATGGAGCGCGGGATGCCAAGTATTTAAAAACGTATCTTCGTACAATAAGTTTATACGTACGTGTGAGCATTCAAAAGACATATGGAAAAATTGTTTCACATATACTTTAATAAATGAAAGTGACTTGTTGTAATGGCTAAGGGAAGAACTAAAAAAAAAGGGAACAAGATATGTGCAGCAGGCATTGCTTGGGCAAAGCGTACGTTTGATACGTATCCTTCAGCTTATGCGAATATGGCTGCGAGTAAATATTGCAAAGACCCTAACTACGCTAAGAAATCTAAAAGGTAAAAAATTATGATAGATAAGAAAAAATTAAAAACAATTTCGGCAGAACTAAAAAAAGCTTCAGCTATGCATAAAGGTCAAGCAGCTAAAATTGACAAGATGCTTAAGTCTTTAAATAACAAGAAGTAACTTATGGCAGGTGAGCTAAAGAAGTGGAGAGACGAGAAGTGGGTACGCATAGGGCTTGACGGTTCTATCAAAGGTGCTTGCGGTACGAGCAAGGATAAAAAGAATCCTGACCGTTGTCTTCCTTTAGCTAAGGCTAAGTCCATGACGAAAGCTGAACGAGCAAAGACAGCGCGTAAGAAGAAGAGAGCGGGAAGGAAAGGCAAGACTGTAGTGGCAAATACCAAGGCAGGAAAGGTAACTAAGAAATATACCAAAAGATAATGTGTCGTATATTTGGGTCATGGCAAAAAAAAAGAAAGATGGTGAAACTCGTTTAGAAAAGCGCCAAAAAAAAACTTACGCTAAAGCTCAAGAGGCTCTGAAGGAGGGTAAGGAAAAGAAAGGTATGAGGAAGATGCGAAAAACCGTGAAGCAGCAGGATAGAATGGAGAGAAGAGATAAAGGTGAGACAGGTATATACCCTATTATTCGGGGGTTAGGGCCTGACGCAGGAGGCACTACTTACGGAGGTACTGTGAAAACTTCTGCAATGAGGAAGCGAGCTAAAAAAAATAGGCAATAATTTATAGTGGATGGCTACCAAATCAAAGATGAAATGCAACCGTGTTGTTCCTTCCGATAGGGCGGGGAAGAAGAAGATGGTGAAAGCATGTGAAGGAGGTAAGGAGAAGCTTATACACTTTGGAGCTAAGGGGTACGGGCATAACTACTCTGCTGCAGCGAGGAAGTCTTTCAAGGCTAGGCATAAGTGTGGCACAGCTAAGAGTAAGTTAACGGCTAGGTATTGGTCGTGTAAAAAACTATGGGCAGGCAAGGGAGGTTCTACGAAGAGCTCTCCGTCAAGTCGTCAGGGTAAATACTAGTGGTAGGATATTTGTTATATCTTTGTAACAAATCAATCTACTCAAATGCAGGAATCAGGAATCACTCCAAAGAGATTGGAGTTCAACGAGGCAGCTCGAGCTAAACTCGTAAACGGAATTGAGACTATAGCTAATGCTGTAAGCAGCACACTAGGCCCGGCAGGTCAGACAGTCTTAATTGAATCGCCCCACCACACTCACGGTATCACAGTAACTAAGGACGGTGTGACAGTAGCTAAAGCTGTTGACCTTATAGACCCTACAGAGAACCTTGCGGTTCGTATGATGAAGGAGGCCGCCGAGCGTACAGCTACCTCAGCAGGTGATGGGACTACTACATCTATTGTCTTAACACGTGCACTTGTACGTGCGGGTATGCACATGATAGAGGACAACGCTCAAAAAACTGACATACTGCGTGACCTTATGTCAGAGACTGACAAGGTTGTGGCTTCTTTAAAGAAGCACTCTCGTGCAGTAACGAAGGGGAGATTAAAAGATGTAGCTACCATCTCCGCTAACAACGATACGAAAATCGGTGACATCATATCTAAGATATATAAAGAGGTAGGTACTACAGGCATAGTAACGGTAGACCGCTCTATGAACAGTGAGACATACTATGAGACTACTCATGGCTTAAAGGCTGATAGAGGGTATATGTCTCCACTCTTTATTAATGACCATAAGCGCGACGAGTGTATCTTCGAGGATACCTATATCCTTGTGTCTGACGCTGAGATATCAAATATCCTACAGCTAGAGAATGTCCTTAAGCCTATCATCGCTGACAATAAGAAGTTACTTATTATAGCTCCCTGCTCACAGAACGTAGTGAACACCATAGCGGCTAACGTGATGAAGCGCGATGTGAAGATATGTATCATCTCTCCTCCAAGCTTCGGATACCGTCAGCATGAGCTGATGAACGATATAGCTCTTAGTGTAGGGGCGACATATTTCTCACAGAAGACAGGCGATGACCTTACACATATGACGCCTTCTGACCTAGGCCATGCTGAGAAAGTTATCGTAGGTAAAGACTCTTCTGTTATCCTGAAGGATGACATAAGTGAGAACCAAGAAGCTATTGACGAGAGAGTAAAACAACTCCATGACGCTATTAAGATTACAGAGAAGAAGGGTGACCGTGAGTTTATACTGTCACGCATAGCTTCGCTGACAGGCGGCATAGGTGTGATATACGCAGGGGGCAATACAGACCTTGAGCAGAAAGAGCTTTACGATAGGATTGACGATGCGGTGTGTGCTGTACGTTCAGCCCTTGAAGAAGGTATACTCCCCGGTGGAGGCATAGCTTTATATAACGAGTCAGAGAAAATTAAAGAGGACGGAACGATAGCGCAAAAAATTCTGCGCGTCGCGCTTCGCGCTCCTCTTCAACAGATTCTTGACAACGCAGGGATAGCTGAGTTTGGCCTTGATGCATCAAAAGGTTATGACGAAGGGTACAATATAAAGACCAATGAGTTCGGTGATATGTATAAGATGGGGGTTATAGACCCGCTCAAAGTTACACGTAGCGCTCTTGAGAATGCAGTGAGTGTAGCTTCTACTATACTTTCTACCAATGCTATCATCACTATGGCTCGTTCAGTAGAAGACGCTACCGCAAATACCCTTACGTCATGAGACCTATAGGGAAATATATTATTATAAACACTATAGAGGAAGAGATGGAGACTTCTTCGGGTATACTTTTATCTAGTGAAGACGCCAATAGCTTTCGTTACAAGAAAGGTAAAGTTGTTTCATCAGGCACAGATGTAGAGGTTATACATCCTGATGATATTATATACTACGACAAAAACGCAGGACATACTATGATGATAAAGGATACGCAGTATACTATCATTCGGGAGCACGATGTCGTTGTTGTCGAATAAAACTATTCATCTCCTTGATATAGTTTCGGTACACCTTGTCCATATATGAGACGTCGTACTTAAACAACGGATTTACGGAGGGGTGCTCAGGGAGTTCCTCTCCGTTTAGCTTTTTATAGATAAGGTTAACTACACGCTTGGCTTTATATGACAGCTCATATACAGTACGTCTATTGCCCTCCTTCTTTCTAAATACATCAAGCCACTCATTCTTTAATAGGTTGTCAAACCTGTTCTCATCCCATGAGATAAGCTCATCGAAATCATCGAACTTATCTTTAGAGAAATACTTTTCAGAGTAAAGGAAGAGGAGGATGTCAAGGTCAGCTTGACTGAGGCCGTACTTAGCTTTGATAAAGTAACGTACTACCCTCCAATATTTAAGGTAATCTTTATCAGGTTTGTTGCGCGGATTTAGCATTAAATTAAATTGAGTAAATTTGTACTGTAAAGTTACAATACTATGGCTGAAAAAACTGAAGAGCAAGATTCAAGAGATTGGAGAAACAATATCAACTTCCGTAATAAGGATATTGATAGACTTCTTGAGCTTAATAAGAAAAAGGAAGGAGGGTCTACTAGTTCAGGAAAAAAAGAAGAAGGACCTAAAGCTGTTAATGTAGGATTAAAAACTTTATCCACAACTACTAAAGCCCCACGGGTAACAAAATAAAAAAGATGCCAACAGTAAAATACAAGTGTGCGGACAGCGGTACAACTAAAACAAAAACTTTTCCTTACAACGCAGTAGGAAAAGCTCAAGCTGTAGAGTTTGCAAATACTATGGGAGGTTCTGTTAAGAACAATCCGGGGTATGGCATGGAAAAGAATATGAGTTCAAGTTATTAAAAAATTATATATTATGAAACAAGGTTACAACGCAAGACTAGATGAGTCTTTAGGAGCGAGAAACGGAAAGAAATCTCAATCTTTAAAATCTCGTAGAGATGAGTCAAAGGGTATGTCTAAAGCTACTAGCGGCCATGCTTATGGTGGAGACCAAGGAATGAAGTCTGACCATATCCATAACGTAAAGAAGCACCTCGATAGTGTTATCTCTAAGTAATGGCGGGACGTACTAAAAAGGGAAAGTTCCCTGAAATTAAAAAGTCTAACGAAGGTAAGTTTACTGCTTGGGCTAAGAACAATGGATTCAAAGATGCGTGTAGTGCAGCCAATGCTGTGATGAAGAAGACTGATAAGTATTCTGAATCAGTAGTAAAGATGGCTAACTACGCAAAGAACTTTGGATGTAAAACAAAATAATATGGGTCAAGCTTTAATAAAGCTAGGAACGTGGATTTCTAGTATGTGGTGTAAGGTTATATGTTTGTGGAACGCTCTATTGGTTAAAATGACGGTAAAAGTAAATGACTGTCCTCATAAGCTATGTAAGTGTAATCCAAAAAAATAGTTGTAACTTTGTGTTATGAATTCAAATAAATCAAAAGGCTTAGGGGATTCAATTGAAAGGTTTACTAAAGCCACAGGTATTAAAAAAGTAGTAGATGCAGTCTCTAATAAAACAGGCAAAGATTGTGGATGCTCAGAAAGAAGGGATACTCTGAACAGGGTATTCCCATATAACAACGATTAACCATGGGATATCAAAAACTCCAAGCCGGTAATGCAGTAGCAGCCGATGTAATATTTAGTGACACTGAGGACACGCTAAACCTTAAAAGTGTTATTACTTTAACAAGTAGTGCTCTTACGGCAGGAACTACAGGTGTTACTCTTATTGCAGCTACTGCTACATTTATTACTGACGGGGTTACAGCCGGTGACTTAGTGGTTAATGCAACCTCATCTCCACAAGCGAGTAGAGTAGTTAGTGTCGATAGCGAGACGCAGATTACGGTGCAGACTACAGGACTGTTTGCTAGTACAAACACCATAGAAATTTGGACTCAGAGTAAAGAGCCTGCTGTACTCTACGTAGGTGTAGGTGGTAATGTAAAGGTAAGAACGATGGGAGGTGATGATGTAACCTTCACAGGTTTAGCAGCCGGACAGTTTGTTCCTGTACAATGTGTACGTATATATGCTACAGGTACAACAGCAACTAATGTAGTAGCTCTTTGGTAAACTAAGCGCTATGAATATATCCATATCTAATCTTATAGATAACGCTACACGTCCCGGAACAGTAGACCCTCTTGAGGCCGCTTTAATGGCGGAGTGGCCGATGAAAGATGACGGCGTACAGAGCAAAGGTCCTGTAGCCGCAAATTTATTGACGGGCGGGTGTCACTATTCCTTAACTGCCAACAGCGGAATAGGTATACTCTCTGCTATAAATTTTTCGAGCAACTATACTTTTGCTATATCTGTAAGTATTCTCTCTGCCCCTACAAGTACGCAACCTATTTGGGTGGGCAATAATGGAGGTAATAAATATGGATTACAGATAGACGGAAGCGGGAGTGGGGATTGGGAATTTCAGACGGGCTCCAATAAAATCACCCATCCGTATGGAACATGGGCTTTGGATAGGTGGGATAGGGTAGTATGTGTGTATGATGGTTCTAATTATATTATGTATATAAATGGAGTGGCTGTAACTACAGGAGCTTCAGGGGATGGTGCTTTGTATCTTGAAGATATATTACAAGATGGTGGAGTCACTAATGCTGCTAATGCTATGGGTGGAAAGATGGAGGTGTATAGCGAGGCATGGACAGCTTCTGATGTAACATTTGATTATAATGAAAAAAATAGTGCCGACGGACTATTTGTGTTTGATAACGGAACTAGTGCTATAACATATGCCGATGCAGAAATTATTTATCCCGGGGCTAGTGCTAATAGCACTATAATAGATTATTCCGGAAATTCCAATAACGGCAGTGCGTTTACGGGCTTCCTCAGCACGCAAAGCGTGAGTGCCCCATACAATTCTCGTTGCATTCAGTTAGCCAATTGGAGAAACGGTTATACCATAGTGGGCTTAGGTCGTGGACTTTCATGGAATTTCCCCGACCCTAATAACCCTACTCAAGATATTTCAGGTGCAGCTATTGGTCGTAAAAAGAAAACTTCCGTTTCTGCAGATGAAGGAATGAACTTTGTTTTAATATCCACGGGTGTAGGGGTAGTAGAGATTCCTGACGACACTGTTCTTACGATGGATGGGGCGCAGGGCTTTTCAGTAAGCTTTTGGGTATATATAGGGGCTTCTCCTTCCCCGGCGGGAATTGGAGTTTTAATGGATAAGGGCGGGCTGCTAATATCAATGACTGCAGCCGATGAATTGGGTTTTACTTTAGTAGCTACAAATGCAAATCAAATGAAAGATACTACAGCAGGAACGGCATCGGTAGGATGGAATCATATATGTTTTACTTATAACGGAACAGATGAGACTAAACTTTATCTTAACGGTACTGAAACAGGCAGTGATTCATCTGCTTTAGGAGCAGGCATCAAAGACAATACAGACAATTTATTGTTTGGAAATTCAGGAAGTGTAATGAGCGGAGGTTCAGGAAGAAATATGAATTGGCTCGGTTGGTACAATAAAGCTCTTACTCCTACTCAAGTAACTACTGTATATAACGCACGACTTGGTGTACACTAACAACTTATGTGGCACACAAATACTACAATACCGAATCTAATATTTACATACATTTATAAAACAAAGTAAATATTTATATATGAGGTTAGTCCTCTTAACTCTTTTATTAAGCGTAGCTTCTGTATGTCAAGCACAGTTGTTACGCTTTTCTACGCTCTATGGGAGCTTCAGTACTAACGCACCTCTTGTTGAGAATCAACAGTATAGAGTAAACGGAGTAGCAGGTTCAGGATATCTCGAAGAGATAACTGAAGTAAGTAAAGCAAACTACGTTTTTACGGTGGGGTTGCGTAAACTTGCACGCTTCGACTATCAGGTCAAGCAGGGCAACTTCTATACCGGAGAAGAAAATGAGATAAGCGATAACGCTACTATATCTAATGCACCCGGACTTGAGTACCTCCTTGAATATTCTGCCGTAAGAAATAGGGGGGATGTGTTTACTCAGCAAGAATACAGGGTTCGATACATTAGCGACCATACAGCAGTACGCGCTACTTATGTAAACAATGGGCTTATCAATCTTAAGTATACCCAAGCTGAAGTCCGATGGAGAAAGCGCTTAGGGAATATAGACTTTACACTCGGAGTGTCTCATAGAGCGCATCCGGTATATGGATACTCTCCTATAGACGCATGGTTCGCTGACCCTAACAATAAACATTGGTGGCAGTTGGCAAATGAGTTTGGGTACTATAGCGATGACAGTGAGGTATGGATACAGAATGGAAATGTAGTCGCGCAATCTGATGTAGAATTTTATACCTATCATTTCGGTAAAGCTGTAAACCAATATAACAGAGAGCAGCTTCAGCAATTAGGGTTGCAGCAAGAGCTTTCTGCAGTGATGGGTATAGACTACTATTGGTATACTGAGCAAGCGTGGATACATACATGGTGTTCTACATACTTTTTACACAAAGGTTTGTCAGACTTTTCTTTCACATATTCAGGCATTTACATAGGAGAGTTAAGTGCACAGCTAGAGTGGGATACGGGTTGCATCATAGGCGCAAAGCTCAATAAACATTTTAGTATCTTTGTCGAGGCTCGATACCTTCAGTATTGGGGCATTGATTCATATGCAGGTAGAGCAGGGTTTAACTATCTATTTTTTTAAGACATGAAAGAACTTAGTGAAGAGACAGCATTTAAAGTAAGCATTAAAACTTTAGGAGGTATAGGAATTCTTATCTTTACTCTTGCCGGAATGTGGTTTAGTTTGCAAGCCCAAATAGAAGAAGCAAAAGGTTTACCTGAGCCTTTACCTGCCGAAGTATCACGTATAGAGTTTGATATGAAAGACCAACTTGTTCGACAGACAATCATGAGCACACAGGAGGATGTGACGGAGATGAAGGAGGACCTGAAGCTTATCAAACAAAAACTTTATGAAGACTAAACTTCTTTTTTTTTTATTCTTTCCTATATCTATATGGGGTCAAGACTTTGTAGACGGTGAGTCTTTAAATAATAAAACGTCTAAAGGAATTACAGTGGTAGAATTTTGGGCAGAATGGAATTCTGCCAATGAGGTAAAGTTTCTTGAGAAATTAAAAGACTGTAAAAAATACCGTTTATGTATTGTCTCAAATAGTAAAGCTGCAGCTTCTTATAACATTTTTGCTATTCCTACAGTTATTATCTTTGATAATGGAGAAGAAGTAAATCGGTATAATCCTAATATCTTAATGCAGTTAGCCGCTACACGAGAAGAGGTTCAGGAAAATATAGATGAAATTATTTTAAAGAAGTTTCAGTAATGAAAAAAATTGATTTAACACCACTACTGTATTCAATTATTATGGCCCTCATGATGGTACTAGGGTCATCTAATTTGTTCGGGCAGCCTACCCCTGTATTTGTAGAATGTACGGCAGGAGATTATCCTGATGAGATAGGGTGGGAAATTCTTACATGTGATAGCTCTTTAATTTTAGAAGGAGGAGCTCCTTATTTTGGAGCAGCACAAATGGCTGACAGTTATATTATTCACATGACCGACACCTATGGTGACGGTTGGAATGGAGCATACTTAACTATAGACACCACTTCTTATGGATTTCTTTCTGATGTAGATTGGATAGATTCGTTAGGTACATGGCCACAGGAATATACTGAACAATGGGTAACAGTAAATTGTGGAGAAAATAGTATACATAGTATACCTGATATACCTTTTATACCTACTATATTTTATAATTTGTTAGGTCAAAAAGTAAATATTGTTGAGCACGGATACTATATATGTAGTGATGGGAGACGCATACGTAAAATATATATCGAATGAAAAAGAAACTTAAAGACACTAAGATAGGAAAATGGCTTAAGGATAAAGCCCCCGACATTCTAAATGTAGCAGGTGAGTTGCTTCCTGATGCCGGATTACTTGGTGCGGTAGGTAAGATGATTGATGAGTCACAGCTTACGCCGGAAGATAAAGCTCAGGCTCACGCTCAGATTGTAGAGCTATATCAGCTAGAAGTACAAGACCGTGAAAGCGCAAGGAATTTATATAATGATGACAGTATCATACAAAAAATTTTAGCGACAGTATTTACTATAGCATATTTTGGATTAAGTTTTGTAATGTTTAAATACTTTGTTACTGAAGATATAAATCTTGGAGAGTTTGAAATTAGCTTTATCTCTACTATCTTTGGGGCAATGAGCGCCAAGGTTAATACCGTTGTAGATTTCTTCTTTGGAGGGTCAGCAAAAAAAGGCTAATTAAAAATCTGTATCTTTGCGGTACAATAAATTTTATTCTAATGGAAAATCTAACTAAAGAAGAGTTAAACAAAGTTCAATCTTTTCTAACTGAGTTTAATACATTAAAAATGAAAATTGGTGATGCGGTACTTGCCCAACACTCTATGACCGAGCAGGTGAAGATGCTTAAAGACGAGTATAACACTTACGAAGGAGAGTTAATGGTGAAGTATGGTGAAGACGCAATGATTAATGTACAAACCGGTGAGGTAGGAAAGAAAGAAGATAAAGAATAATAAAGATGGCTAGAATTAGCACGTATAGTACCGAGAAGCCTGTAACAGGAGACTTAGTTATTGGCACAGATGTTACCGCATCAGATGTAACTAAAAACTTTAAGGTAGAAGAAATAGCTGCTTTAGCAGGTACAGGGGGATTAGTTAACCTTGAGCAAGTGCTTACTGCCGGGAATACTGCTACTAATAACATTAGTTTGACAGGTTCCATTTTGGTGACGGGTAAGTTTGATGGATTAGGTACGGGAGACATCCAAAATGTTGGGACAATTGATGCTTCAGGAGTATGTAGCTTTGGCAGTGTAGGCACTAACTCTCTTACGGTAACTACTAACTCTACCTTTGGAACTGTAGGTGGAGTAAACACGTTCCAAACTCCTGCTAACTTCAATGGTGGAGCTAATATTACGGCCGGACAAGATTTATTTATTGATGGTGGCTTAAAGGATGGAACAACTAGTTCAGGAACTTCAGGTGCAATATTGTCTAGTACCGGCACGGAAGTTAGATGGATAGCTAACAATTGGCAATCAACATCTAATACTATGACCAAGTATGCTGACGATGCGGCGGCAGGTGTAGGTGGGCTAGTAGCAGGAGATATGTACGTAACAAATGGTACAGGAGCTGCTCCTTTAAATATAGCCGGCATCTTAATGGTAAAGCAGTAGTATGGATATCCGAAAGATTTCCATAGGGCCTGACTACAAGTCAGGAGCTATGCACTACATCGTAGGGCAGCAAGTGCTTAACGGTAAATACCAAATCCATCTTATTCAACGTACCGGAGATGAGATAAAAATTTGGATACAGAAAGAAGATGAAATTACTTTATGGAAATCTTTTACTAATACAATGCCTGTTTCAATTGAATATAATATACACTTCTAAGTAATGGATAAAACATTAAAACCTTATTTTTCAGCAGCCATTTCTAAAAATGGCAATCCTGATAAATGGTCAGGTCAAGTTAAACAAAGTACAATTGATAAAAGTATTTACAACCAACTTAACTTGAAAAATAATGACTCGTGAAGAATCTATAAAAAATGAAATCGCAAAGCTTGTAGAGAAAAAAAAAGCTACAAACGATTTTGTAGAAAGATTAGATTTGCATTCGCAAATACATGTGCTTGAGATGAAATTAAATGGAGTGAAACCTACGGGGCATGACCCTATAGAGTGTGAAGGTTGTGGGTCTTAATGAAGTCGCCATCTAATTTTATCGTTAAACCTTCTAAAGGAAAACGCTACGACAATACCGTTGAGTGGGAAGGTGTAGAGTTTATAACTCATACTTCTGAAGAAGACCACAGCTCTGCTAATAGAAAAGCTATTGTAGTAGAAGTGCCTATTGGTTATGAAGGACCTATAAAAAAGGGGGACACTCTTCTTGTGCACCACAATGTTTTTAAGTTTTATAATGACATGAGAGGTAGGCGTAAGAGCGGTAAAAGTTTTTTTAAAGAAGATTTATTTTTTGTCGATACGGAGCAATTTTATATGTACCATAATGGTACACAATGGAAAGCTCATGACAGATATTGTTTTGTTGCTCCTGTTGAAGCAGAAGAGTCTTACATTTATAAACCCTTTACTTATGAACCGTTAATGGGGATAATGAAATATCCTAATTCTTATATGCAAGAGCATGGTATATTAGAAGGGACAAAAGTGTCCTTTACTCCCGATAGTGAGTACGCTTTTAAAGTAGATGGAGAAATTATGTATAGAATCTTTGACCATCAGATAACTTTACAGGTATGACATCCAAAGAAACTAAATTAAAAATAATCGAAGCAGGGCATAGGGCGGTAGAACAACTTATTAAAGTAGCTAAGGAAGCTATTATTAAGCACGACCCTGAAGATGATTTATCAGCAGATAGATTAAAAAATGCAGCTGCTACAAAAAAATTAGCTATATTTGATGCATTCGAGATTCTAAACCGTATTGAAGCGGAGAAGGAAGCTCTTGAGGAAATAGATAATCCTATAGCAAAAAATATAGATACTAAGCAAGGATTTGCAGAACGAAGGTCAAAATAATAAATTACACAGAGTAGTAAAAGATTATATTCCTAAACATGTACTTACCTCAAAAAATAAGGCTAAGACATGGAAGTATGGATATAACTCTAAATATGATGTAGTTATTATTTCTAAAAACGGAACTGTAGGAGAAGTATATGAAATACAAAATTTACGTATAGCTTTACCGAAAGCTCCTAAAGAATGTTACACTCGAAGTAAAAAGGAAGTAGAACAGTATTGGGAAAGGAGTGATATAAGCAAACAGTTAAGTAAGATACAGTCAATATTTCAATGGAATGAAATGCATAAAGATTTTAAAAGTCGATATGTAGAATACATAGAAAAAGAATTTGACTATAGAGAAGAAGGGCATTGGTTTATGAATCAGAACATTCCTACTTATCTTACGGGAGCTCACTATATGTATCTACAGTGGACTAATATTGATATTGGATACCCTGATTTTAGAGAAGCCAATAGATTACTATATATATATTGGGAAGCTTGTAAAGCAGATAACCGTTGTTTCGGAATGGTTTATCTTAAGATTCGTCGTTCAGGATTTTCTTTTATGTCATCATCTGAATGTGTGAACACTGCTACTCTAGCCAAAGATTCTCGTGTTGGAATTTTATCTAAGACGGGTACTGATGCAAAAAAAATGTTTACCGATAAGGTAGTCCCTATTAACAGTAGACTTCCATTTTTTTTCAAACCTATTATGGATGGTATGGATAAGCCTAAGACAGAACTTGCTTATCGAGTTCCGGCAGCTAAGATTACCAAAAAGAATATGTTTAACATAGAGCAGGAGGAAATTGAAGGATTAGATACTACTATAGATTGGAAAAATACTGATGACAACTCTTATGATGGAGAAAAGTTATTGTTACTTGTGCATGATGAGAGTGGAAAATGGATAAAGCCAAATAATATTTTAAATAATTGGCGCGTTACTAAAACCTGTTTGAGGTTAGGTAGTAAGATAATAGGAAAATGTATGATGGGTTCTACATCTAACGCATTAAATAAAGGGGGAGGTAACTTTAAAAAGTTATATGAAGATTCAGATGTAAAGAAAAGAAATAGAAATGGCCAAACGAAAAGTGGGTTATACTCTTTATTTATTCCTATGGAATGGAATATGGAAGGATTTATTGATATATATGGTATGCCTGTTTTTAGGAATCCCCGCTTACCCGTACTCGGAATTGATGGTGAAGACATACATCAAGGAGCGCTTGACTATTGGGAAGCTGAAGTAGACTCATTAAAAAATGATGCAGATGCTTTAAATGAATACTATCGTCAATTTCCTCGAACAGAGTCTCATGCTTTTAGAGATGAAAGCAAGCAGTCTTTATTTAATCTTACTAGAATTTATCAGCAAATAGATTATAATGACAGCTTAATAAAAGAGCACCACATAACTCGTGGTAGTTTTAGGTGGAGGGATGGTGTAAAAGATACTAAGGTTATTTTTTCTCCTGATAAAAAAGGAAGGTTCTTGGTTAGTTGGACTCCTAAAAAAGGATTACAAAATCAAGTAGTAACTCGTAATGGAATTAAATATCCGGGCAACGAACACGTAGGCGCGTTTGGATGTGACTCATATGATATATCAGGAGTAGTAGGTGGTGGAGGTTCTAACGGAGCTTTACATGGTCTAACCAAATTTAATATGGATGATGCTCCGAGTAATGAGTTTTTTTTAGAATACATAGCTCGACCTCAAACTGCAGAAATATTTTATGAAGAAGTATTAATGGCTTGTGTTTTTTACGGCATGCCTATTTTAATAGAGAACAACAAACCTCGTATGCTTTATCATTTTAAGAATAGAGGATATAGAGGTTTTTCTATTAATCGGCCTGACAAGTTGTATAATAAGTTATCTAAAACTGAAAAGGAATTAGGTGGTATACCTAACTCCTCGGAAGATGTAAAGCAAGCTCATGCTTCAGCTATTGAATCTTATATTGAAAAATATGTAGGAATGGATTTAGAGGGGGTGTTTAGAGATAGAGACGATATGGGTTCTATGATTTTTACTAACACTCTTGAGGATTGGGCGAAGTTTGATATAACCAATAGAACTAAGTTTGACGCTTCTATAAGTTCAGGTTTAGCTATAATGGCTTGTCAAAAACATCTCTATCAACCGGAAAAAAAGAATAATAAAATAAGTCTTACCTTTGCGAGGTATAATAACGCGGGGACTATAAGTGAAATTGTTACATGAAAGATGTTAAGATAAGTATAACATCCACAGGTTTTCCAAGTCAATTCGTGTCCGACGCGGAAAAAGACTCTTATGAGTTTGGACTCCAAATTGGGCAAGCTATTCAGTATGAATGGTTTAAGAAGGATGGAAGTCAGTGTAGGTTCTACGACCAATGGAGAGCATTCCATAGGTTAAGACTTTACGCGCGTGGAGAGCAGGCAATAGCAAAGTATAAACAAGAGTTAGCCGTAGATGGCGACCTTTCTTATTTAAACTTGGATTGGACACCTGTTCCAATATTGCCTAAGTTTGTAGATATTGTAGTAAATGGAATGTCCGACAGGTTATTTCAAGTTAAAGCATATGCTCAAGACGCTTTGTCGCAATCTAAAAGAAACAAGTATCAGGATATGATTGAAGGTCAAATGGTGGCCAAACCTCTTCTTGAGAAAATTCAAAAAGCTACCGGTGCGGACCCTTTTGTAGTAAGCCCGGAACAACTTCCTAACGATGATGCAGAGTTGTCGTTATATATGCAGCTTAATTATAAGCCTGCTATAGAGATAGCTGAAGAAGAAGCTATTAATACTATTTTCGCTGACAATCATTATATAGATTTACGCAAGAGGTTTGACTATGACTTAACTGTATTAGGGATATCTGTTGGTAAGCATGAGTTTCTAAAAGGCGCAGGCGTAAAAGTTTCATATGTAGACCCTGTAAACATAGTATATAGCTATACCGAAGACCCCCACTTTAAAGATTGTTTTTATTGGGGAGAGGTGAAGACTGTTAATATTAATGAGTTACGCAAGATTGACCCAAGTCTTACTAATGAAGATTTAGAAGAGATATCTAAAAGGGGACAAAGTTGGTATGATTACTTTAATGTAGCTCAGTTTTATCAGAACGATATATTCTATAGAGATACTGTTACTTTATTATACTTTAATTATAAGTCTTCTAATAAAGTAGTATATAAGAAAAAGATTTCTGACAATGGTAACATGAAGATGATACCAAAGGATGATACATTTAATCCGCCTACTGATATGATGGAGGAGGGTAACTTTGAGAAAGTGGAGAAAGTTATAGATGTATGGTATGAAGGAGTAATGGTGATGGGTACTAACTATGTCCTACAATGGGAGATGGCTAAGAACATGGTACGCCCTCAGTCTGCCACTCAGCACGCTATCCCTAACTATGTAGCCGTAGCTCCTCGTATGTACAAAGGTGTAGTAGAGTCATTGGTTAGAAGGATGATTCCTTTTGCTGATTTAATTCAGATGACTCACCTTAAGTTACAACAGGTAATAGCTAGAACTGTGCCTGATGGAGTATACATTGATGCGGATGGATTAAATGAAGTGGATTTAGGCACAGGTAATGCTTATAATCCTGAAGATGCTTTAAGGCTTTATTTCCAAACAGGCTCTGTAATTGGAAGGTCTTATACGCAAGATGGAGAATATAACCAAGGGAAAATTCCTATACAACAGTTAACATCTAACTCAGGGGCTTCAAAGACTCAAATGCTTATAGCCAACTACAATCATTACCTTGGTATGATTAGAGCTGTGACAGGTCTTAACGAAGCGAGAGATGGAAGCACACCTGACCCTAATGCTTTAGTTGGTGTTCAGAAGTTAGCAGCTCTTAATTCTAATACAGCTACTCGTCATATTCTTGATGCGAGTTTATATATGTATAGAACTTTAGCTGAAGGTTTATCCTATCGTGTAGCTGATATATTAGAGTATTCAGATTTTACTGAACAGTTTATAAATCAAATTGGAAAATATAATGTAAGTATACTTAGAGATATTTCTGATTTATATATTTATGACTTTGGTATTTTCATTGAGGTAGCCCCTGATGAAGAGCAAAAAGCTATGCTTGAACAGAATATTAATATGGCATTAAGCAAAGGTGACATCAACCTTGAAGATGCTATTGATATACGGGAGATTAAAAATTTAAAACTTGGCAATCAACTTCTTAAATTAAAGAGGATGAAGAAGGAGGAGCAAACTCTCAATAGAGAAGCGCAGAAGCAAGCTATGCAAGCTAAGATAAATCAGCAATCTCAACAGATGGCGGCACAAGCAGCTATGCAAAAAATTCAAGCTGAGACTCAATCTAAGATGCAAATTAAGCAAGCAGAGATTTCTTTTGAGATTGAGAAGATGAAGAATGAAGCCGAGCTTAAGAGAATGCTTATGGCTGAAGAGTTTGCTTACAACCAACAGCTTCGTAATATTTCTGAAAGTGCTTTACAGCAAAGAGAAGAAGAAAGAGAGGGAGCTAAAAGTGAACGTATAAGTCAGCAGAACACAGAACAGAGTAAATTAATAAACCAACGTAAGAATAATTTACCACCACAAAATTTTGAATCAAATGAAGATAGTTTAGATGGATTCGACATGGCGGAGTTTTCTCCTCGATAATGTCTAATTTTTCTGCATTATTTTTGCAATAAATTAAATCTATGGAAATTAAAGTTAGAGCAGTAGGTTCAACAGACGAAAAGTCTCAAGCCGAAATTGAACAAGAACTCCTTACTAAACATGAGGAAAAATTTAATAATGAGGCCGAAGTTAAGGTTGAGGTTGTGGAACAACGTAATGAAGTTCCTGCAGCACCCCCTCAAGAAGAGGCGGTACAACCGGAAGCAGAGGCACAAAAAACACCCACGGAGTTAACCGAGGATGAAGTTCTTTCATATATTAAAAATCGTTACGATAAAAAGATAGATTCTGTAGGACAATTGTTTGAAGCTCGTGAAGAGTCAGAGCCATTGCCTGAGGATGTATCAGCTTATCTAAATTATAAAAAGGAGACGGGACGCGGAATAAATGATTTCATTAAAATCCAACGAGATATTGATGAAGTTCCTGCCGACCAAATCCTTCACGACTATCTAGTAGCTACAGAGAAAGGTCTCGATGCGGAAGATATAGATACCCTAATGGAAGGGTATTCATATGATGAAGACATTGATGATGAATCTACAGTAAAGAAAACTAGACTAGCAAAGAAAAAGGCTATTGCTAAAGCCCGAGACTATTTTGAGTCAGAAAAAGAAAAGTATCAACTCCCCCTTGAGTCAAGCGGGGCGTCTATTTCTAAAGAAGACCAAGAAAAACTTGATGCTTATAGTAAATATGTCGATGAGTCAGCGAGCTACGACGAAAGGCTTAAGCGCCAACAAGAGGTGTTTAAGCAGGAGAGTGAGAAATTATTTAACCAAGAATTCAAAGGTTTTGAGTTCGCCATTGGTGAAGATAAAAAAGCTTTCTACGTCCCCGGAGATGCTACCGAGATGCTTAATAATCCGCAGAATTTTGTAAAGCAATTTACAGATGATGGTGGAGCTATAGTAGATTGGTCAGGATATCATAGAGCGTTGGCATTAGCGATGAACCCCGATAAATTTGCTAAGTTCTTTTATGAACAAGGTAAATCAGCTCAAGCGGACGACTCGATGCGTAAGATGAAAAATATTGATATGTCTACACGTAACACGCCGGAAGTAACAAAGCAGGGGGGAATGCAAGTAAAGTCTTTGAACACTGACTCAGGTCGAGGGCTTAAAATTCGGAGTCATAGAAAATAATATAAACTAGAACACATGAGCTTAACAGCAGCAGGTGTGGATTTGCAACCAAGTGCGCAGCGAATCCCCGTAGCCTCAAACTATATCAAGACATTTGATTTCTTGAATCAGTATCTTCCTGATACTTACGAGAAAGAATTTGAAAGATATGGAAATCGCACAATTTCTTCGTTCCTACGTATGGTAGGTGCGGAAATGCCTTCTAACTCTGACCTTATTAAGTGGGCGGAGCAAGGAAGACTTCATACTAAATATGTACAAGTAGGTGCAGCAGCTATTGCAGCAGGACAGGATACTCAGGTATTCACAGTAAATGATGACATTGCTCCTGCAGGAACTACAGCTACAGCAGCAGGTGGAATCGCTATTCGTAATAACCAAACTGTTATGATTGTTTGGAATAACGGATTAGGTTCTAACAAAGCTATCGTTAGTGCAGTAGACCACGCAGCAGGAACTTTCCAAGCTAACTACTACGAAGCAGCAGGTTCAGCAGGCGCTACTACAGGTGCAGGTAACTCTGATGTTACTGTATTTATCTACGGTTCTGAATTTAACAAAGGAGCTTCGGGAATGAGTGAGTCTTTAGAGGCTGACGATTTCATCTTCCAAAACAAGCCTATTATCCTTAAGGACACTTACGAAGTAAATGGTTCTGATATGGCTCAGATTGGATGGGTAGAAGTAACTACTGAGAATGGTGCTGCAGGATACCTATGGTATCTTAAGTCGGAGCACGAGACTCGCTTACGTTTTGATGATTACTTAGAGACAGCTATGATTGAAGCTGTTCCCGCTGATGCCGCTTCAGGTGCAGGTGACTACTTGCAAGCAGTAGGAGCAGGAGCATCTGTAGCAGGACTTAACGGTTCTGAAGGTATCTTCTACGTAGTAGGTAACCGTGGTAATGTATGGGCAGGTGGTAATCCAACTACTCTTGCAGACTTCGATACAGTTATTTCTCGTCTTGATAAGCAAGGTGCTATCGAGGAGAATGTACTATTTGTAAACCGTGATTTCGGATTCGATATCGACGATATGTTAGCAGCACAAAACTCTTACGGAGCGGGTGGTACTTCATACGGTCTTTTTGATAATGATAAAGAAATGGCGTTGAACCTAGGTTTCACAGGCTTCCGTAGAGGATATGACTTCTACAAGACTGATTGGAAATACTTAAACGACCCAACTATGCGTGGTGACTTGTCTTCAGTGGCAGGTAGCGGTGCAGTAAACGGTCTTCTAGTACCTGCAGGTTCTACGACAGTATACGACCAAGTTCTCGGAAAGAACGCGAAGCGTCCATTCCTACACGTGCGTTACCGTGCGTCTGAGACTGAGGACCGTCGTTATAAGTCTTGGATTACAGGTTCTGCAGGAGGGGCTATGACATCTGACATTGATAAGATGCAGGTTAACTTCCTTTCTGAAAGAGCGGTATGTACTCTTGGAGCTAACAACTTTGTTATCTTCAATGCGTAATCTACGCTAGACTGAATATGTAAGGAGGGAGGCGTACTCTCGGGTGCGCCTCCTAACTTATTTTTTTTTAAAAAATCTTATTTAATTATGAATCAAAAGAAAAACAAGTATGTCGATAAGACATACAAACTAACGAAGGATGCAGCACCTTTATCATTTATGCTGCCAACAAGGAATAGCCGACGCTCACCACTACTGTGGTTTGATGAAGAACGCGGAGAGAACCGCGCTTTAAGATATGCGCGAAATCAAAAGACACCATTTGAAGATGAACAGGACGGTAATGCTATCGTAGAGCCTGTGATTTTTGACGATGGATTCCTTCATGTTAACAGAACCAATCAGGTTCTCCAAAAATTTTTAGCTTTACATCCGCTTAATGGAAAGTATTTCGTAGAAATGAATTACGAAAAAGATGCAGTAGAACAAATGGAAAGTCTCAATGTAGAGGTAGATGCTCTTATTGAAGCTAGACAGATGTCTATTGCGAAGCTTGAAAATATTTGCCGTGTAATGTACGGACGTAATACGGATAAGCTTACTACTGCAGAGATGAAGCGTGACGTGTTAGTAGCTGCCAAGAGAGACCCTCAGGGCTTCTTAGACATGCTTAAAGACCCTGAGTTAGAGTACAACTCTAATGTGCAGAAATTCTTTGATGCAGGCTACCTAAGCACACGACGTAACAATACTGAGGTGTGGTTTACAACTCCTAACAATAAAAGAAAAATGTTATCAGTTCCTTTTGGACTTGATGCAGTTCAAGCAGCCGCTTCATTCTTAAAGAGTGACGATGGTATTGAAGCTCTAAAAATGTTAGAGTCTTTACTTGAGGAGTAATCCCAATCTATACTAGGTGAAAGAGAGGGGCGTAAGCCCTTCTTTTTTTTGCTCTATCTTTGTGACGATATTTTTTTACTAACCTTCCAAAAATTTTTACATGGAAAAGTTTATCAAAGTAACGGGCATAGCTACGCATGACACGTTACTTCTCCCTTGCGTAGCATATCAACAGTTAGCTCTTGATACAGTAAGCCCTTTTAGTTTTGTTACTTTAAAACTAACGAAAGGAGAGACTGATGCAGATATATTTACTATAAGTTTTGACGGAACTACCGACGAAGCTAAATATAAAGCTGCGGTAAATTCATTGCTTGACGATATCTACGATACGGCTAATCAGCAGAGCTATACAGCTCCTATGCTTGAGCGTAAAGCAGATTTTTACGGTCCATTGACTATTACTGATATTGTTCTCGCTTAATCTATACCATCATGAATAACAAAAAATTTCTTACCCTTACGCATGACGGTATTAACTACCGCATTCCTTTGAACAATATTGTTACCGTAGGTACTACTTCAACAACTGTACTTACTGTTCAGTACTTAGACACAGTAACAGATGTAAGCGCACTAGGCAATACTGCTCTTACTGACATTGCTATTACTCATGCAGCTGATACTACATCTAATGAGTTTAAGTTGTGGTTTATTACACAGATGGAAGCTTTACTTGCTACTAATTGGAGAGTGACTTCTAAAGCTATTACTCCACCATTAGCTATAACAGGCATCCCTGCATAGGATACAGTTTAATTAATGAAAGAGAGGGGCTTTATGCCCCTCTTTTTTTTCTTTATCTTTGCTAAAGTGAATAGACTATTACTTATACGAGACCAAAGCAATAATAGGTACTATGTGCCTGTTAAAACTTTACAGGAGGTACGCCGAATTAATTCTACTACTGTACGACTATATACCACTATCCTTACTTTTGATGACGGTACAAACCCTGAGGTAGCAACTTACGATTTAGTTGAAGCTGTAGGGTTAGGAGCTACAGACGCTACGCAGCCTCAAGCTATTATTGATGCGTGGGCTAGAGCGTTAACTTCAGTAACGGCAATCATTCCTGTTCCTTTACCATCAGCTTTAACTTCCTTCCAACCTACTACTGCTACGTGGAAGTAGAGTGGCTTAGAAACCTCCCCTCTTTTTTTTCCTTATCTTTGTCTTAAAACAAGGCAATGATTAATACAGTTAGAAATACTGTTCTCTCTGTACTTAACAAGAATAACTACGGATATCTATCTCCGTCTGATTTTAACTTATTTGCAAAGCAAGCACAGTTAGATATATTCGAGAGTTATTTTTATCAGTACAACCGTCAGTTAAACAAAGAGAACGCTAGGCTATCAGGCTCGGGTGTTGCTGACTTAGCAAAGAGTATAGAGGAATCTATAGATTTGTTTTCGATGGTTAACGGTTTGAACTTTAGTTCAGACAACAATTATTTTATGCCATCGCTAACTACTACGGGAGATGATTATTACTTTGTAAACAAAGTTCTTGTATACAAAACTCTTATTACAAGCGGAGTTACTAGCGCATTTACAGGTCCGGGAAATAATATTTTGACAGACGCTACGGCTAATTTTACGTCGGCATTATTAGGTATTGTTCCGGGAGATATAGTAGGGGTACAAACAACTACTCAAGGAGTTCAATACGTAACAGTTGTAACAGTTACTGATAACAATAACATTACAGTTACAGGAACAATTCTTTCAGCTGCCGGTTTTGGTTACACTATTATCAAAACAGGAACGCAGCAGAATGAAGCAGAGAAAGTAAGCCCAAGTAAAATTACTATGCTTACAAATTCTATATATACAGCTCCTACGACTACTTACCCTTCTTACACTTCAAGCGAAGCATTGCTTTCTATATACCCTACTACAGTAGGTAATGTAGGTATGGTTACAGCACAGTACTATAGATACCCTAAAGACCCCATGTGGACTTATCAAACTCTTGCTAGTGGAGAACCTGTATTTGACCAATCGCTTGCGGATTTTCAAGACTTTGAATTACCCTTAGATGATGAGAGCAATCTTATTATGAAGATATTACAATACGCAGGAGTTTCAATTAGAGAGGCAGATGTTTATGCTTTTGCTAAAGACGAAACTGCTGAGGAGAATCAACAAGAAGCATAATGGCATATATCAGTCAATACCAATACTATGAGAATGATGGGGCAAATCCTGAGGACGCTAATTGGGGTTCGTATCAGTATGTTTCCTTATATGATATAGTTAACAATTTTATGTTAATGTATCAAGGAAATCATAGCCTTGTAAATAATGAAGAGAGGTTTAAGATTTTGTTTCACGCTAAGAGAGCTGTACAAGAATTAAACTATGATGCCTTCAAAGAAATAAAAGTTCTCGAGCTTAATGTCACAGACCAATTCAGATATGTTCTTCCTTCGGATTATGTTAATTGGGTGAGGGTGTCTCTTTATAAAAACGGATATCTATATACTTTAACTGAAAACATTCAAGTGAATTATGCGAAAGCATATTTGCAGGACAATAATGACAGAATTTTATTTGACCAAGAAGGGAATGCATTAAGTCCTGAGTTTTCTGATATTGATTACCAAAGAATATATGGAGGAAAGAAAAGTATTTATCTAAATAGCGGTCATCCTTTTGATGGGTATGAGGGGTATTTTTGGAATGGACAATGGTATTTTGATACTCCATTTGGAGGTGGATGGTATGCTTTAAATACAGAAACTGCAAATGCCAATCCTACTTTTTCTATAGATAAATCTATGGGGGTTATTAATTTTAGTTCAAACATAGGAGACAACCTTGTAATTCTTGAGTATGTGTCTGATGGAATGGAAAATGGTGATGATTCAAAAATTACTGTTAACAAAATGTTTGAAGACTATATATACGCTTACATTGAAGCTGCTATTCTTAATAGTAAACTTAATGTGCAAGAGTATGTAGTGCGTAGAGCTATGAAAAGAAAATCAGCGCTTTTAAGAAACGCGAAAATTCGAATTAGCAATATACATCCGGGACGCCTTCTGATGAATATGAGAGGCATGGATAAGTGGATAAAGTAAAAGAATGAAAACTACAAGGACTTTTACACGTGGCCGTATGAATAAGGAATTGGACGAGCGTCTGATTCCTGATGGAGAATATATTCATGCAGAAAATATAACAGTCGGCTCTACGGAGCAAGACGAGATGGGTGTGGTAGAAAACGCTAGAGCCAATGAGCTTTTAGTTACACCCCGTTACAATACTGTAGAGATTAGTACTCAAGCTATATGTATAGGTACGTTTGCTCATGAACAAGAGGAGACATTATATTTCTTTGTTCACGACCCCGCCTTTACGGGTTCAGCTATAACAAATAAACTTGACCTTATTATGTCTTTTAATCCTATAACGGGATTAACAAACTATCATGTTATTAGCATGAATGATGGGAACAATGTAGACACTACATTGAATTTCAATCCCTCATATCTTATAACGGGAGTAGATATGATTGACGACATATTATTCTTTACAGATGATTATAATGCTCCACGCAGAATTAATGTCACTAAAGGATATACAGAACCAAGCACAGGCGGTATAGACCAATTTACTGATGAGGAAATTTTAGTAATAAAGAAACCGCCAAGCGAGTCCCCTACCGTAGTCACAGAAGAGAGCCCTAATATAACCTCTAATTATATGGAGGAAAGGTTTTTATGTTTTGGGTATAGGTGGCGTTATGACGACAATGAATACTCTGCCACATCTCAATTCTCTGACCCCGCATTTGTCCCTAAAGATTTTGATTTTAGTGCAGAAAGCTACCTTAATGAAGGTATGGTTAATAAGCACAATAGAGCTCAGGTTACTTTTAATACAGGTAGCAGTTTAGTGAAAGGCATAGATATTTTATTTAAAGATGCTGCAGACCCTACTATTAAAGTTATAGAAAAGCTTGATAAAGCTGAGTTAGGTATCCCTAACAACAATAACTATACTATAGATTTTGCAGACAGCAAAGTTTTTACTGTACTACCTGAGACAGAAATTCTCAGACTGTATGATAACGTGCCTCGTTTTGCCCAAGCCTCTACAATTATGGGTAATAGGTTGATGTATGGAAACTATATTGAAGGGTATAACTTAAAAGATTTAAACAATAACGAAACTAAGTTTATTTATAACACGCAAAGAAGAAGTGTTACGTTTGGTGGGTCAGACATAGCTGCACCACAGCTTAGTTTATCTAACAGAAACTATACTATCAATCCCGTTTTCCCAAGTACGGTATTTCAATCTGTAGCAAATTTTGATTTCTCTCAAATAGATACAGACGCTTTTGGGAATAGTACTTATACAGCGGGGAGCACACTTACTTTTAATTTCACATTAGACCATTATCTCTTCACTACTAACCCTTTTGGCGACCCCACTCCTGCTCAAGAGAATGTAAATAACCTTCCTTTTGAGCTAACCTTTGAGTACGTACTTCCTACCTCTTATACTTCTTTAGCTGACGTCGTAGCATCTTCTTCTTGGAGTACTGCTATAGGAACGGCTGCTAATATTAAACCTGTTTATGACGCCGTTAACCCTAGTTCGTGTAGCGGGATTACTTTTACGGACCGGTTTAATTGCGCCCTTAATGACTTAGGTATATACACTGCATATGCAAGTGGAATTACAGCAGATGGAGAGCCTATTGCAACATCTGTTTTAGGTACGGTTCTTTCATTTTCTTTCCCTGCTTTGCGCTTAGTAGATGACCCAACGGCTATAACAGTAAGTGTATATGAATTTTTCAGTATAACGGAGATTGGATGTACTTTATCTAATTTAGATGATAAAGCTAGTCTGCACAGCAATAGAGGATATGAAACCGGTATTGTTTATATGGACGAATACAATAGGTCTACTACAGCTTTAGTGAGTCCTACTAATACCATTCATGTACCTTGCAGCAGGAGCAATAATAAAAACCAAATTCGTGTAGAGATACCTACCGGACAGTTAGCTCCTTCATGGGCTACAAGGTATAAGTTTGTTGTAAAGCCTGACAAAGAAAAATTCAATACTATATATTCTAATATTTCTTTTATAGAAGCAGGTACATCTAATAGAGCGTATATCTTGTTAGAGGGAGAGAATGCGCAGAAGGTAAAAGAAGGAGATAGACTTATTGTAAAGCGAGATATGAGTGGCGCTTTAAATACATGCGTTTATGTCACCGTTCTTGAGAAGAAAGCTATATCAGCAGAGGAGGCTACAGTAATTGACCCTTCGGGTTTAATGACGTCAGGGACGTATATGGTAGTAAAAGATAGCTCTGTTAATTTTCAAATGGGCGACGATGATATCGTAGATTTTGGAAACATTAGCATGGAGACTAATTGTGATAGAGAATTCCCTGTTATATGGTATCCGGTAAATAACATATCGGGAGCTACAGGAACAGATTATACTATACCTGCCAATTCACGTATACAGATAATATTTGAAGCTTCTCGTGAGGGTAGAAACTCGGGTGCCAACTGCGAAAACTTTGAGTACACGTTTGACGAAACTTTTGTAGCTAATAATACATACGCAAATTTTCAAGAATGGTTTGATGATTCCAATATTGGAGCTGCATTAGGTACAGGAAGTTGGGGGGAAACTCCTGCTGACGGTAATGTTTATTATCATGGGGGAGTAGTCAACGACTCTTTAGCTCCTGCGGGAACTTGCTGTAACGCTTATGGCTTTGGAGATGCCGGAGGACAGGTAGCTAGGGGAAGAGCGGGGGATAATGATAACGGAACTGTATGTGATATATTTGGATGGCTTCCCTTTTTATTTGATGAGGTCCCTACAGATTTGCAATTTCGTTTTATTCGTGAAGGAGGTGGAGCTAACGACCCTTTATATTTAGGTTATAAAGGAGGTAAGTCATGCGGTACAAACGATGCCCGCACATCTAAGATAAGGTTTAAAATCAGGGTAGTCCGAGCGACTAATCTTTTTGTTTTTGAAACTGAGCCTCAAGACGCTAATCCCGATTTATTTTATGAGGGGTCACAGTCGTACTCTATTGACACTGCTACGGGGCGTCATAACGGTAATGTTCAAAACCAAACAGCTGTGCAGCCTGCTATTGTAGATTTAGATTACAACAACTGTTATTCTTTTGGCAATGGAGTAGAGAGCTATAAGATAAGAGACTCTATAGTCGGAAAAGAATTTCTTTTAGGAAACAGAGCAACAAGTACCGCAGGTAAAGATTTTAAAGAAGTAAGGAGGGAAGCGGATATAACGTATAGTGGAGTATACAATCAAGAGAGTAACGTAAATAAAACTAACGAGTTTAACCTTGGTCTTTTAAACTTTAAACCTCTTGAACAGTCTTTTGGGTCTGTACAAAAAATGTTTGCTAGAGAAACTGACGTATTAGTTTTACAGCAAGACAAGATATCTTACGTCCTTGCGGGTAAGAACTTACTCTCTGATGCAGCGGGTGGCGGAACAATAGCTTCTGTTCCTGAAGTATTAGGAACGCAGATAGCTCGTATAGAAGAGTATGGTATTTCCAACAACCCGGAAAGTTTTGCGGAGTATGGAGCAGATAAATATTTTACCGATGCTCAAAGAGGAGCTGTTATACAGCTAACAGGAACGTCGGGAACTAATGAAGCTCTTACCTTAATATCAGATGCTAATATGAGCACTTGGTTTAGAGACTTATTTAGAAACAGTCTTAACAATCAAAAGATAGGAGGTTATGACCCATACTCTAATGAGTATGTTTTGTCAGCTAACTTAAGAGCGTTGCCTTCTATTGAATCCTGTGAAAACTGTGGAGCAACTATAGCTATGAGTTTAACTGCAGAAAATTCTTTTACTTATAGCTACTGTGTTAACGTAGGGCAAATTGCTGAAAATTTTACTGTTGATTACGATTGGAATTATGCGGGGGCGGGAGAAACTTTTCAGGTGTCAGTTTTATATGACGGCGTAACTACAAGTACAGGAGCAGTTGCAGCTGCAGGGTCATTAACTGTGGTTAAAACAAATAGTAAACCAACTACTGCTATTGTTACTTTAACTTCAACTGTAGAGGCCGTAGTCTTCGCAACAGTTAATTGCCCTATAGGTACAGAGCTTACTATTGTACAAGTTTGTATAACGAGTCAGTCTGAATCTAACAGCCTTATACATAACGAATTTTCTTTCAGTCAAGGAAGTTACACATCGTCCATAACAAGTCCTCAGATACAGTTCAGCGGAGCTTTAATAAACCCTCTTGTTTCACAGTATCAAACTTATACAGGATTTCAAGGCGAAGGTATTATCCCTAGCGATGGGTCTACCGTAACCGTGCAGTCTAATAAGTACGGAACGGACGATTTTATTGTATCGAACCCGCCTGACAAGATGTTGTATTTAAGAACAAATACACTATTTCCTAATACCCCTACAGGTATTACTAGCCTTTTATCGGCAGCCACTAATATAGTTCTCTCGGGTACATCACCTATAGTAGGCGGTACATTTACTATGCCTGCAGGTGTAGACACTTACTTATATCTTGTTTACGATTATAGAGACAAGCAATCAGCTAGGTCTTTGTGTTACGATAGTAAAGCCGCTCCCGCCGGTATAGAAGACGCTTGTTGTGGGTGCACCCCTTCAGGTACATACTATCTAAATGGGCCTAGTCTTATGACATCTACAGGTGTATATACAGATGCCACTTTAGTTACAGGTGCAGCCAATGGTTTCTATCAGGAAAATGGCATAGTTCGTGAACAAACAGGTGCTCCGGGGTTACCTATTCTTGGGCCTGCACAGGGGTGTCCTACATGTTTACCTGTATGTTCAGTTGACACCTCTTTTTTAAATCTAGGGCAAGGCGGTATATATAAAATGAACTACCAAATAGGCAGCGCTTTGGGAGCTGTAATTATTAAGTACACTCCTAATAGTATCCCTAACGGTATAAAGGCGATATACAATGCGGTAAATTATTACAAGCTGTCGTCTCAAAATTTTGGTAAGCTCGAAAGTACAGCGTCTAACTACACGTTATGCGGGACTACTCCATCAGGATGTATTTCTACATATCCTGATACATCTTCTTATAATGTATATGATTGGAATAATGGAAATTGGATTCTTAGTACCACTCCTCAGAACGCTACCGTTGCTGCTCTTGATGACCAATTAACGGCTACTTCTCCCGGCAATTGTGTGATGGTTGTTCCTAAACTTCTTCTAGCTAATGCCTATATAGACATAGAAGTTCTTGTTCCATGTATTAAAGATAGTACTACATGGCAAATAGAAGTTTTATGTCCTTCGGCTTTACCCGCGGTGAGCACCTCAGCAGTATCTGTTACCGCGGTGGCGGCGTGCGCTGCTCCTTCAGGAACTAACCATTACTTTGTAAGAACTGATGGTACTACTACAGGGCCTGAGCTCCATGCGTTTGTTTTCACAGACCAAAATGCTGTGACGGCAGCAGCCGATGGGTTTATAGCACACATCGGGAATTCATATCAGATTTCTGATGGTATTATAATAGCAGTAGCTTCATGTTAAACTCTATAGATAATAACTTATGGCACATCCTATAACCCTACCTTATACTTTAAAATACGACTCTGACACAAGAATCAAGGGGTGGCCTTCATTTTATAGTTTTACTCCTGACTATATGGCGGGTATGAGCAATAGTTTTTACACGTTTTACCAAGGACGGCTGTATAGGCATCATTCTAATACTTCGTTGTATAACACATATTACGGGGCAGCGGTAAGTTCTAGGGTAGAAACAGTATTTAACGAAGGGCCTGTTGAGAATAAGCTATTTAAAACTATAGCTTTTCAAGGGGCTGAAGACTCTTCATCTGCAGCTACGTCACATGCTGCTTGGGATACTACTATCGTTACAGATATCGAGCTCGAGGGTACAATTAGCTACCCGTGGTTTGAAAAAAAAGAAGGGGTATGGTTTGCTTTTATACGTACTTCAGACACTATAGACAATAGTGGTTCAGACACAAGCGCTCCTAACTATAGCTTAAGGTCAGTAAATGGTATAGGCCAAAGCATAACTATTGACACAGCTGCTCCTGCAGCGGTACAGATAAATTATCCTGCTGCTGTAAAAGTCAATGGTATCATTAATGTTGGTGACAAATTATATTTTTCTACTCCTGTAGTACCTCCTGCGACTATGGCAGCCCCTACTTTCTGTGGCATTGTTACCGCTATTAACGTAAATCCTCAAGCGGGAATAAACCAATTGGTAGTAGACACTACTGTAGCAAGCGGCAACTTACCTACAGCCCCGGTATTATATTATTTATACCTTAAAAACTCTGTAGCTGAGGCTCATGGTATCCTTGGTGCTTATGCTCGCGTGACTTTAACTAACGATTCTACTAATGCAATACAGTTATTTGCGGTGCAATCAGATGTTATGAAGAGTTTTCCATAATTTTACTATCTTTGTAGGTAATGCAAAATGATACTCTACCTGTTAAAATGCTAACTGATGTAGCCCAAAGCGGAGGTTTGTTGTGGGAAAGAATAGCTAATTTTAAGGAACATATATCCTCACTACCGGGAGCTCTTACTCATAAAGCAGGAGAGCCTCAGTCGGAGGGGTTAAAAAAATGTGCCCCTTTAAAGCATACATTTGAAGGAGGATTATATACTCGTCAATTGTCTTTAACGAAAGGGCAATTGATAATAAGTCTAATTCACAAACATCAACACCCCACCTTTCTTCTTAAAGGTAGGATGTCTTACATAGGTCATGACGGAGAGGTGTATACGGTGAGCGCTCCTTATACTATATTCACTCAGATAGGAGCTCAGAGAATAATATATGCTCATGAAGATACTGTTATTACATGTGTATATAAAACTGACGCTACTAGTGTAGAAGAAGCAGAGCTTGAGTTATATGCTGACAACTATAAAGATTTGGGTGAAGAATTAATAATGAAAATACAAGGAAAATGACAGCAATAGGAGCACTAATAGCCACCGTAGTAGTTGCGGGGGTTCAAATGGGCTATAGTATAGACCAAGCTAACCAAGCTAAAGACGCGCAGGCGAAAGCTGAGGCCGCGGCTGAAAGAAAAATGTCAGAGGCTATGAAAAGACTCGATGTTAACTATATGGAGTCCCTTGCTATACCTATGGAAGCCTATGAGCAGCAAGCAGAGCAGATGTTGCAGGTGGGTGCTAATGTCCTTGAAGCAGCAAGGGAGGGTGACCAACGTGGTGTAGCTCCTACAGCGGGGCGTGTGCTCGCGTCACAGCAAGCTATGACAGATGTGCAGCGAGCGGAGTTGGAGAAAACTATCTTCAACCTTGACGCTGCTGTAGCTGAGGAAGACTCTCGTTTGCGTGATGTAAAGACACAGATAAATTTACAGGAAGCTGCGGGAGCTCAATTAGCTGCAGCTAGAGAAGGTGAGATGGCTCAAATGCATACAGCTCAGGCTGTTCAAGCCGGCGGGCAGATGGTTAGCGGTGCAATACAGGGAGCTTCTCTGTACGGTTCAGAGAAAGCTGTAAGTGGACAAATGGACTCTAACGCTACTTTTCAAGCTGACGTAGCTAAACAGTATGACCCTACAGGAACGGGGGGTGTAGCGAATATGTCCAACCTACAGTTTAGAGACTACATGACTAAAAACTTTACGAATAAAGAGATTAGGAATATGTTCCCTACGACAGCAACTACGGGTAACACTATAGCTAGTGGTGCTCCTGTAAAAACCATCTCTCAAGGAGCTCCTTTAAGACAACCCCTACCGGGAGAGGGTGAATTTATGGGTCCTGTTAACTATACATCTGAACCTGTGTTTTGGAAGGGGCAAATTAATCCTCAGACTATGAAGCCTTTTAGGAGTGAAGCAGAGTACACAATGGTAATGGGGCGATAAATAAATAAACTATGGCTAAAACATATTTTGGATACCAACCCCAAGCTAGGGAGGCGCAAATAAATTGGAATGAAATTGCTACTGAAGTAAGTGGTAGCATTACCGGTGCATTACAAGAGCGTGCAGATAAAAAAGCTGCTATAAATCAAGCGTCAAGAGATTATATTGGCGAGCTTAACTCTGTAGAGCAAGGCCAACACGCTACCGCTAATCAGTGGTGGCTTCAAGCGGCTCACCAATTAGAGCAGCAAATGCTTATGCAAGACCGTTTGTTAAAGAATGGAACTCTTAAGTTGAATGAGTATACTATTATGCGTCAAAACCTAACTGACGGGACGGATAATATGATTAAAGTTTTTAATGATTTCCAAACCACATATGCAGACAAGGTGGCTAGAGCACAGGGTGGCAATGATGAGTTAGGAGAAAGCCAAAGGCTTGAGTCGTGGGCTTTTGAGCAGGTGCAAAGTTTCTTTAACTTCGATGAGTCAGGATTTCTAGTAAACCCTGAGACCTCGAGTGTTAGTATAGGCAAGCTTGACCCCGAAGGCAGACTAATAGCCGACCCTAACTCTTTGGTGAGTGCTTCTACCTTTAACTCTTTAGTTTTGTTTAATGCTGACAAGTACGATTTAGAGGCAGCTTCAACAACTTATGTAGACAAGCTAGGTACATGGGATAAAATTGCTCGAAGGATAGGTGGTGATGAAGCAAAAGGTCTTATTACGCAGATGCGTACTAATGGGTGGGACAAAGAATTAACCACCGAAGAAATTAAACAATTGGGACTGTCTGTAGAAGAGGGCGAGGCATTTAATATATACCTTGCCGGAGAAGATTTGTTTCTAAGCGACATAATGTCTAACCCTTATCACACCTCGTCTATCCTTACCAACTCTCTTGGTGTTTATAATGGAGAGGGACAAGGTAGTGGAGAGGTTTTTACGTTTACAAGAAATAAAGATGAGGCGGGAGGAAATATGATTTATGTTAACCAAGACAATCCCGGGGCAATGCCTAATCCTGAGTACTCGGAGGAACAAGAGGAGCTTGTACGAGAAGCTATACGTGCAAGCGTGCGTAGTAAGGTGGACGTAGAGGTGGTGAATACGAAGGTGGTTCCTGATTACACTCCGGAATCAGGGGGTGCACGTGATGAAAGACAGGGCGATGAGTTCCAAAGCAACGCTTTAACTAACGTAAGAAAATTATATAGCGGTAATGAGACACAATTTAGGGAAGCAGAAGATTTCTTAAGGTCTATAAATCCTTCTATACAGTCTATTACACGAAGTGACACGGGTGTAAGTATCACTTATGCTGACAGCAAAGGTAATGTGCGAAAAGAAAATCTTGCGTTCAAGGACGGCGAAGTTAATTTAAACGAAAGAAGTTGGGTAACAGGGGCAACTAATTTCTTCTTACCTCAAGATAAAATTATAACAGATGTAAACCAAACTATTACAGCTTCAGGTCTTGACGGAATAGGTTTGGAATCTCCTACGACAGGTAGAACTGTAACAAGTGCTACTACTACTGTGGGTAAACAAAGTCTTAGAGAGACTGTACTAGCTCAACTAACTCAGGATATTGAGGCTTCATATGTAGGCTATGACAGTGTATTTATTGCCGATGATGAAACCCAAACCAAAAAGAATGTGGAGTCTGTATTAGCAAGTATGCCGGGTAATTTTGTTTTTACAGTAGAAGAAAGAGATTACGGAATGGATGATGTAGTAGGCATAACTTATAAAGTGTTAAATAAAGCAGGGGAAGTAGTGTCAAAAGGGGAGTTGGCTGAATTTGACCTTGACGGTATGACTACCGACACTCAATCTCAGTACCTTGAAAGATTAAAGAATCAACTTGTACAGTTCTATTTATCCAATGCGCCTGCCGAACAGCAAGCTAGTGACTTTGCTTCACGTAGAGGTACAGTAGAAACTACAAGCGGCGGAGGAGTCGATTACAGAAAGAAATAATAAACTATGGACGAAGAAGTATTAGCAGACTTATTTAATAGAGCGGTATCTCAAGGCTATGGTAAATCTATAGAGGAGTTTCAAGCATTGCTTGCTGTCGATGAAGAAGTCTTAACAGATAATTTCAACTACATTAAGTCTCAGGGATACCCTGCAGATAGAACTGTAGAAGATTTTTCTATTCTAGTAGGCGTAAAAAAAAAAGACGAAGTTATCGCAGTCGATACGGAATCTGTTGGGGACGATGGTTCTTTGGTTTCACCACAGGTTGAAGAAGAAACTCCTGTTGCAGTAGAGCAGACGCTGACACCTGAGGCTTTTTACGCGAATGAAGATGTTATAGAGGCTTTAACCACAACGACAACTACAGGTCAAGACACGCGTGAAACGGGGTATGAAGAACCCCTGTCAGCAGTTAGCCTTGGTATGTATCCGGACGACCAAAGTCTTGAGAATGCATGGGCGCAGTATGGTTTAGATGTGGCCACGACGCAAGCGCGTATAGAAGCACAGATACCTTTAGTAGATGAAAGACAAAGGAAAGAGGAGGTTGAGGGTGAAATGGAAGCGGAAAAAAGGAGAACCGAATTGTTAGAAAGTACTGAATTAGCTGACGCTTTAGCTACTACTACTGTGGGAAATTTAGCAGCTTCGGACAAAGGTGCTATAGATTATTTTACTTCTCAGTTTGGAGAATTCGGAATGATATTCCAAGACGCTTCCATTATTGGCGGAGACATAGAAGTTATTGCTCCGGATAAACAGAGGATGACTGTATCTGTACGTATTAATGGAGAGCTTGTAGACGGAGAAATGGATAAGGTCAAAAACTTTATTCAAGAACATGGAATTCCAAGTACAGCTCTTGATGAAGAAGAAGAAGCTGTTCTTAATAGGGCGTGGAGAGCAACCAATTTAAGAGATACCTATAGAACAAATGATGACGGTACACATTCTACAGTAATGTTTACGTCTATGGAAGTAGACGGTGAAAATGTAGTAGTACCTACACTTTTTCCTACTGACCCAAACAACTATAGCAACCATTCGAGATATTGGACAGAGCTAGAAGGTATGGATGCTTATGAAGAAGCTGTTGAAAGAGGCGAGGTATTTTTATTTGAAGACGCAGAAGAGGCTAATGCTTTTGCAGAAGGCTCGTGGGAAGATGTTAATGCAGTAGACATAGCAGCTCAATCGTTTTTTGCTGAACGTGGATTGAACTATGAAGCCTACAAAGCAAACTATGACGCTTACCATATGAGCCAAGATGAACTTTATTTTATTAATAGAGCTCCTTTATATTTAGACGAACTTGGCGATGAAGAAAAAGCAAAGTATGGTGAAAAATACTACATCAATGGAGTGAGGCGTAATGATTATTTGACATTTACAGAGCCCTTACAGGAAGAAATAGACTTACGTTTTGACATTATTAATGAAGACGAGTATGTAACAATAACAGAAGACTTCGATGTAAAGATGGACGAAGTGTTTCAAGAAAAAGCAGCGGGAGCAGCACAAGTAAACCAAGTGGCTGTGCTTTTTCAGTCAGACTTAAATCAAAGAGCTTTAGATGCTTTTGGTGTAGGTTTAGATGAATTGTCTACTATAACCCCGGCTAATGAGTATGAACAAAACCTTCTCAACGAAATAAATGGAGGTAGAGCTGACGCCAATATGTTGTCTCAAATGGCAGCCAATGAATATCAAGTGGCAAGCACATGGTTCGACGCAAAATTTGACCCTAATTTACGAGGCAATCTTATAGAGAATGTAGAAGGATTTACGAGCAGTGTAGCTGCAGGATGGAATAGGGGGCAGGCAGCAGAAGAAATACTTAGATTATCTCTTGGTCTTGATGATTTAGATGACGATGCTAGTCGTGCCGAAATTGCACAAGCTGTAGTAGACTACATGGACAAGGCCAATACAGGAGATGTAAGCAGGGTGACCAATAGATACCATCAAGCCAAAGGTTTTTGGGAAGTGTTTCAGGTAGTATATGACAACCCTTTAGAGCTGTCACTTACTTTAGCCGGAGAGTCTTTATCGCAGATGCTACCTTATGGAGTAAAGTTAATAGGAGGAGGCGCAGTGACAGGAGCGGGAGTAGGAGCGGGGGTAGGTCTAGCAGGCGGCCCATTGGCTGAAGTTACTGTGCCTGCAGGTATCATAGGGGGAGCAGCGTACGGCTCAAGGACAGGTTTTGCTGCAACGTCATTAGCTATGGAATATACTAACGCTGTGTTCGATGCTATGGGAAATCAAGGTTATGATATAACCGACCCATTGCAAGTAGAGCAAGCGTTCTTAGATGAAAACGTATGGGATGAGGGTAGGAGAATTGGTTTTAGTCGTGGTATTCCTATTGCTATAGTAGATTATTTGAGTACCGGGTTATCAGGCAGGATATTTACTGCAGGTAGATTGTCTACCAATCCGGTTAAAGCTGCGGCGTTTGTGGGTGAGCGTATGGTATTTGACCCTGTGGCCGAAGGGTTCGGTGAATTATCAGCCCAAGTAGTATCCGGTCAAGAGATAAGCGGTAAAGATATAACTGCCGAAATGTTGGGAGGCTTTGGTAACAACACCGCTTTTGCCGGTATGAATATCACCTTAGATGCTATAGCTAACAATAAAATTTCTATTGCTCAGGACTTAATGACTATAGAGGGGATGATGAAAGAGAAGGCATCGGGTAGTCGTATTACCACTTGGGCTAATAACATGCTTGAGCTCGGGCAGATAACTCCTGAGCAGAACCAAAGGATAATGGAAAACTTAGGGCTTCGCCGTGAAGCCAATCAATTGGTAGAGACCAATGATAATTCCGTAAGCCAAAGAGTTATGGAGTTGTTATCGGCAAGAGATGAACTGTCTTCTACAACCAATCGAAAGCAAGTATTTTCAGATAAAATACGAGAGATTAATGCAGAGCTCGCTGAACTAGCTAACACTCAGGCACTACGAGATTCAGAAAGTCAGACAGTCTTGCCTTCTATAACGGGTATCGGACCTGCGACAAACATAGATATTCGTGAGGGTGTAGGTAGATATCGTTTGAACGGAAGGGACGTAACTAAAGCTGAATTTTTAGCAGCTATAGATAAGAAGTCTGTGCGCCGTTTGCTTCGGTCTAAAGCTGAGGTAACTAATGATGATGAGGTTAAAGCCAAACTTGATGAGAAGCTCCAAGAGGATGTAGCTGCAGAGGCAGCAGCAGAAGTAGATGCAATCTTAGGTGAAGGTACTGAGGTTACCGAAGACGTAGAGACTACAGAAGAGGTGGAGGTTACTGAAGAAGAAGGTGTAAAAACAAAGGAGCAAATAGACGAAGAACAAAGACAGGAAAGAGAAGGTGTCCAACAAGAGTTTGAGGAAGGCTCGGGGTTACAAATAGAAACTGATACCGAAGCTGTAGTAGAAGAAGGCATAGAAGAAGGCATAGAAGCCACTGAAGAAACACAGGTAGATGAAGAGGTTGGGTTAGCTGAGGAGGTGGCTACTACAGAGAGTGTAGAGATTACAGAAGATACTACAGAGGGTGTAGACGTTACCGAAGAGGTAGGCGTTACCGAAGAGGTAGGCGTTACCGAAGAGGTAGGCGTTACCGAAGACACGGCTGTAGAGGAGCAGACCGAGAGGTCAATAGCTAAGAGGTTAAGCGATATAGGTAACAATGCTCTTACTAATTTGAAGGATGCCCAAGCTCAACTTACTACATTTATTCAAGAAAACCTACAGAAGTCTAAAGACTATACTGAAGCAGAAATAAAAAGGATAGCTCGTGCGGTATCCAACACTAAAAACGCCAAGGATTTAGCGGTACAAATTGAGAAGGTAAAGAAGATAATAGACAGCCAAAAGAACAGAAAGCGTAAGAGTACATTAAAGGATATTGTTAATGCTATTAAATCTAAAGTTAAAGTACGTAAGACTCAGAGCGGCAAGAGAAGGAGTACAGGTGTAGACCCCTCTATACAGAACCTTATGACAGCTTTGAAGAGAGTAGCGAAGAGTGTTATTCAGAGCAGTGCAGATATAAGGCAGGCATTCTTACAATCGGAAGCTAAGTTCTTGCAGGATAATGAAGCTGAGATAAATAGGATATACAATAAAGAACTCTTAGAAGGCGAGACCTTAACTCGTAAAGAGCGTGCGTTAATGGATAGGCAGATAGCTTTTGACATGTTACGCAACGTAGATAACATGACGGAGGAAGAAATGCAGGGCGTTCTTAGCACTATCAACGAACTAACTGCAGAATCTGTAGCGAAGCTGAAAGAAAAGAGAGCTCAACGTGCAGCTGAATATCAAGCTGAATCTAAAGAAGTAACAGAACAAATCCAAGAAACAAACCCTGAGTTCTTTGATGAAGACGGTAATGTATTAAACGAAGACCAACGTAAAGACAACCGAAAAAATATCTACCAATCCTTCAAAGAAAAGGGGGTAGTAAAAGGTTTGCGTGCTATAGGGAGGGGGATACTTGATAGTTCTATCCCAAGTCTTATAAGAAACTTTATGAGAGGAAACATGATACATAGTGAAACCATTACTAATCTTGCTGATAAAGTAGTGGACGGTAAAAATGTATTTAGAGAAAAAGTTTACAATAGACTTAACCGCATGGTAGAGACTCACGCTAAAGGGAAAAGAAAGATGCGTGCGGTAATGAATGAGTTAGCTAAAAGAGCAGGCTTTGAGAAGGGGTACGCCGGGGTGAAGCAAGCTATGGAGCGTGGTATATTTAAAGAGACCAAACTTACTATTCAATTAATTAAAGATGGTAAGACGTACAAGAAAGCTTTTAATACAGATGAGCTCTTAAGAATATATGCACTTAGTCTTAATGAAGTTCAACGTGCCAAGCTTGAAGCTCAAGGTATTGATGCAGGAACTTTAGAAAGAATTAAAGCAGAGCTTGGTCCGGAGCTTGTAGGTTTTGCAGACATAGTAGTACAGTATCTAAGTGAGGTTTATTTTGACTCCGTAAACAATGTATACGCTGATGTTAATGATGTAAACTTAGGTTTTATTCCTAACTACTTTCCTACACGTACAGAGCAGTCAAATGTAGACGGCAAGATGTTAACTGACGGAGATTTCAGCGGCATCTTTAACGCGGATACGGCTCCTGCTTTGAAAGAGCGTACTGATACCGAAGGTGCAATTCTATTTGATGCTTCATTTACAGGAGTACTAGAAAATCATATTGACACCATGGAGAAGTATAAGGCTTATGCTAAGGGTGTAAGACAGCTTAATGAGTTCTTTAATATTGAGGCTGTAGATGTTTTGTTAGATGAGCTATTTGTAAAAAGCACTTTAAAGCAACTGATAAACAACCATATAAATCCTAATGCAGGAGTCAAAGCTTCCAATGCCGACAATATAATTGACGCGCTTTCAAGAAAGTACACAGGGTTTGCTCTTGCATATAAGGTTATGCAAATACCTAAGCAGGCGTCTTCGTTTGCGATGGCTGTTACTAATTACAGATACTTTGGGGAAAATAGTAACGTACCTAAAGTTGTGTCTAATCCTATCGACTTGGTAATGTTTATGGTAGACACAGCTACCTTAATAGCTGAGTTAGGAATAGAGATATTTACACAAGACGGACCGTTAGCTAAGGCTAGAGAAATGTCAGCTACTTTTGATGAGCGTATTGCTCAAGGATTGGAAGGCGACGTATACGGTCTTGAGTCGGGGCAAAACCCTAAGGGAAAAATAAAGAAGAGTAAAACCAAAGCAGGGCGTGTACTAAGAGGAGCTCGTACCGCAGCCGGAGCGACGACATCTATTGGAGATATAGGTGGAGTATTAGGATATATGGTTAACTATCGTAGGAATATTAAAAACGGAATGGGTCAAGAGCAAGCTGTTGAAGTTTTTAATAACTACAACGCTACGCAGCAGACACGTAGGGCAACTGAAAGAATTCCTCTTCAAAATATACGTCACCCTCTTATCAGACCTTTCATAATGTTTGGTAGCACTATATTTTTACAGATTAATAAGGTTATGCAGTATACGAAGAACCTTATGAATTCGTATGGTAATGCAGTAGATGAAATTGCCAATGCAGATTTTTCTACTAAACAAAAAGCCAAGGAATCAATTAAAAAAATATATGCTCAAAGAGGAAGGTCGGAAGACTATAGGGGATTAGTTATGAACTATGCTATTGCAAACGTCTTGTTTACTACAATGGCAAACATCATGCTGCTTACCAAAGGAGACGAAGAGGATAAAGAAAAAGCTTATGCTAGAATAGCTGAAGCTATGATGGGTCTTAACTTAGTTTATCAGATACCTCTCCTTGGTGCTAACGTAAAACAAATGGAGCTCGGGGCGAAGCTTATTCAAGGAGAAGATTTTAAGCCAAGCTACGGTGCGCAGTTCAAGAGTGATGTAGTCAACCCTCTTGATATGATAATATATGAAATTAAAAAGGCTGCTAAAAAAGATAAAGAAACGGGAGAGTCTAGGCTTGATAGAAAAATCAAACCTATCATAGAGATTATCTTAGGAACAAGGGTTGACCCTGCTATAGGGTTATACAATTTAATTGGTGGTGGTTCAGAAGAAGGTATAGAAAGCGATGTGTATGACCTTATTGGAGTGTCGTCATCTTATAGGCCAAAAAATGAAGGAGCTCAAACAGGAGGGGCTGATAAGATGAGTAAGACAGACTTTAAAAAATTATACCCTGAGATTTACGAAGATATATATGGAGACATAGATGAAGTTAACAGGGAGGCTCGAGAAGAAATAAGAGAAGCAATAAGAGAAGCTACTGAATAATAACAATCATGCCGTTTAATACAAGTATAAGACTAAAATAAATAGAGGTTAACTCAATAACTTATACAATCCATAAAGCAGTAAAAAGTTAATAGCTAAGACAAGAACTAAGTCTAAGTATTTTTTAATATTGTTCATGATGTATGTCTTCTTGCTTATTATAGTAAGCCATTATCTCTTGGTCATTGACAGCCCCCTTGCGTGGAGGTCTACCACCTAATCGAATAGTTCCTTTAAGCTTCACCAACTTACCGTAGATAATGCCGTCGTGACACGCCCATATAATGATGGGGTTTACGCGAGGCCCGTGCTCACCTTGAAGTTTATGTATTTTTCTAATAGCAATAGGCAAAGGATATGCATCCTTAATATCTTTATGTCTACCCTTTACTTCTACAAAACCTATTACCTTATTGTCTTTGCGTATCTGAAAGTCAATATCATTTGGGCCTAACTTTTTACACTTAAGGTTATGCAAAGAGCAAAACTTTTTTATAGCCCTCTCTTCTCTTTCTAAGTGGCTGTCATTCTCAAACCTCATTAATCAATAGGAGTATATACTACTACCATGTCAACATCACAATGTTTATTGGTGCAGGTATAGTTTCCTACGATGCCTTCGCCTTCGTATCCGTAGTCTTCATAATCAAAATCGCTACCCCATATCATAGGGTCTGTACATTTAGGACAAATCATTATAGTTCCATTAAGCAATTAATAGCTGTGTGACCACCAAGCACAACGCTGCATCCAATAGCTTGGCGACGAAAGTTTCTAGCATAAGCTGCGGCATAGCTGCTCGCGTCGATTCCACACCCCACCTGCATCCCGAATACTTTAAAGTTCCTGCCCACGAGCCATTCACAGTAAGCCTGCGTATGGATGTGACCGGAAACTGTACTCATCATATCGTTACGCGCTTTGGTACGGGCAGTCCCGCCTTCGCCATGGACAAATTGTACGTTGTCATACACAATTCTTTCCGTCCAATTCCAATTTGTACCGAGCACTTCGTTGTAAGATTTAATCCACTCTTTAGGTACAGCTGAAGAGAATGCCTTCCTCATTATTAAACGGTCATGATTACCTATGATTACATCAGCAACAGGGAAAGCCTCCGACCACTGAGCTACCTGAGCTATAGCAATATCAAGCTCGTCTCCACCTGACAAACCATTCGGGTCGGTCTCATGGTATGAGCTGTAATGATTATCTAAAATATCTCCGATGAAGATAACTTGATTGCATAGGTATTTGTCATAGACTTCTTTACAGAACTCAAGGTATCCGTCTAAAGTAAATGGTGCATGTATATCCCCTACTACTAATATCCTTCTCTCCTTCTTAGTTAAGTTATCAAAGGCTACTTTCTTAGCTCCTGACAGGCGTGGTCTAAAATCTTTAGTGCTCATCTTGAAGTGAATTACTTATCTCTTGTAGCAGCTCTATCTGCATACCTATGATAAAAGGTAGGTTAGTAAAGTCTCTATCCATCAGACCCTCATATATAGAAGCATTAGCGTCATGAAGTTTTTGCATCAAGTGGTTGATGTGGTCTATTCTATCTTGTTCTATAGCTGAGGGGCGTTCCATTTTATTTTTTATCTACATGATATAATAAGCTCTGACCGAGAGTAGGGCTAATTCTTTTAATAGCTCTATATATTTTCACAGAATTTTTTTTAACATCTGTTCGCTCGGATTGTAAAGAATCTATTCCTAGATTACAATACATCTTTGCATCCATATGTAAAAGTTCGTCAATCTTTTTTTTATCATTCCAAGTAGTAAACTCTACTATCTTGTCTATGTCTTCAACTGTATAAGCCATTGAAAAAGGTATTTAATTTCTTTTTAGTATACTCCATCTCTTTCGGTCTCGCTCTTTCCATTACTAGGTCAAGGATTTCTTTATATAATCTATAAGGCTCTACCTCTTTCCTAAGTTGCTGTACTTCAAGCTTTAAATCTTTAGAGTCCAATATACATTGTTTATTTTTTTTCTCCAAAACGTCTATTTTTCTTTCAAACATAGCTCTGTTAACAACATTTAAAGACTCAACAGACTCATAAAACTCTTGCGATACCTCGTCATACTTACGTTTAAGAGCGGCGTCAGTCTTCATATACCACTCTGCATTCTTCCAATAATGAATAATAGTTGCGTGGTTCTTGTTAAGAAGTCTTCCAAGTCTAGTTACTCCATACCCTCTTTCTTTCATAATTAAACTAAAAACAAAGCGAGCGTCTACCTCAGGTCGGCTACGTCTACGTGAGTGAATCTTCACCCCAAAGACTCGCTCTGTAATTCGTTGTAATCTATATGACTCTGAGTCAATCTTTTCTGTTTGCATAATATTCAAGTGTATTATTTTCTAAAATTAAATCTAAATATTCGTCCGACGTAATCTCCATAACATCTAATAGTAAGACGGCATCATGGTCTTGACTTAAGTATTCTATAAAGAAAAACAAAGGCTCGTCTTTTCTTATAACCCCGCCCACTATTTGTGTGAAGTTGTTATCTATGGGTAAGTAACTTAATGTAGGTATAACAGATTGTAAAATATAATTTCTATCTTTTACACTAAACGGTTCTAAACTTTCTACAAACCATTCATCAATCTCATACTCTACGCCATCAAGCGCCCCTGTAAACCTCAGTTCGTCCATATGATTCTAGCTCTTTTAATCTATACTCCTGTAAACGCGACAGTTTTCCTTTAGGTTTTTTGACCTCGCTGAAGATAACATTAGAGTCAGGTGGTATAGCAATCAGGTCAGGTATCCCGTTTTTATTTGTCTGAATTAACTTAATCACATAGTATCCTTCAGCTTCTAATTGCTTAATTCGTTTTAATTGTATTTTCTGCTCAGTCATGTACAGTAAAGTTACTAATTTCTGAAAGAGGAATTAATACAGCTTTAGAGGTGTTTGAGTCTCCCATATATTTAACACTCCCATCCTTGAGATATTTTCTTGCCACTTCCTTTAGCCTTTTAGTTTCCAACACAAGCATTACTTTGTCTTCGTACTCTCGAGAAAATATAATTATCCAATACTCTGCCTCGGTGGTAGCTATGCCTGATGGTTTACCTCTACTCTCGTATTCAATTGCGATGTTACCCGTTCTACCTACCCAACTATCTCTCTTTACTTCTATGCGTTTAGATTTAAACAACGCGTCTACGAGTCTCTCTCCTTCTTGACCTACTTCTAAGTCGTATCTAAAATCGTTATTAAAGTTCATGGTCCTTCTTAAAGTGACGTAGTGTGTAATCTTTCTTCTTAGTTACCGCCTTATATATATCTCTTTCAATACCTCCGTTAGCAAACACCCAATATACATCGCTCTCTAATCTATCTTTGGTTGTCATCCTATCCCTTGATTGCCAATAACTTGTAGCTGAAAAGTCTATGTTGTAATATACTAAAGCGTCAGCTTGTCGCAGAGATATACCTTCACGCCCACTTACAATCTGTAGTGCTATGTTCTTATCTGTAGAAGCAAACGTACTTAACTCAGTGCTTAACTCAGTGCCGAACACTTCTTTTAAAGCGTTAAGTTCTTCTTTAAATTTATAGAATACTGCAATCTTTTTACCTTTGAAATGTTCTTTGATAAACTCTGCTTTGCTGTAGTCTATTACTAACGACTTGCCCGACTCAAACTTTATAGTCCCTGAATATAACTGATGCAGCTTCATCATTAACTTAACGGGAGTATCAGCAAGGATGGTTTCCTCCTCACCTTCTACTACCAAATCTTTACTCAGCTTTTTCGTAAGACCATATACCATAGGAGACATCTGCACTTGAAGCACATGTTCCCGAGTGTCTACCTTAAACCCCGCTTCTTTCTGCGTATAGTTTATAGTATAAGGTTTCATTATCTCAAGGATAGTTTCAAGCCCGTGAGAGTAATCATTAATCATTAGACCGTTTATCTTTCTTTGCTTTACAAGAGCATACTTGTCGCAGAAGCGATAGAAGTTTTTGAACTCACGGAAAGGATTGGTTGGTATACCATAGACTTGATGATACATCTGACAGTAAGACTCAGGTGTCGGCGTGCCGGACAAGAGAATAACTTTAGCCTTCGTCTTCTTCACTAACAAACGCACAGCCTTAGCTCTCTTGCTTGGCTTAGGGAAAGCGCCCATGCTATGCGCCTCGTCACACACTATAACATCCCACTTAATCTCGGGTATTTTGTGTAGCGATTCGTAGTTTATTACAAACAAACTGTATGATGGACATAGCTTATCACTGTCATCAGTGATAGAAGATATAGCCTTCTTCTTTGTAATGAACAGTACATTATCGCACCTTAGCTTATCACAAATACCTAGGCTTGTAAGAGTCTTACCCGTTCTTACTTCCATAGCTAAATACAGTAGTCCTTTGGATATTAATATCTCTGTACCCTGATGTATTATATCTTCTTGGTAGTCACGAAAGCTTATCATGAGAAAATATATTTAGGCAGGGAGTATTTGTTGCCCCAATAGTAAGGGTTGCTAGGCACGTTCACTATCATTTGCTCGTAGTCTACACCCTCCAAGCCCATAGTGTTATTGGTTATGGTTTCAGGGGCGTTGTTCCACCACGTTACTTTACAGTTAGGATTACATATAGTAGGGAGCAACTCCTTAAACTTACGCTGATGATTGCCTGAGTCTTGATAGGTATCAAAGAGGATGCCGTCATACTTATCCATACTAGGAATATTATCCTGCCAATCTCCCGCCATGATTATAACATTGGGCTTATCTTCTGCCCACTTAAACAGACGTTGTAAAACCTGAGGGTGTATCTCACATATGGTATGCGATGCAATGTCATGAGACTGTATATAGTCTGCTGATATACCCATACCAAAACCAAACTCAAGTATATGCCCACCACCCTGACATATAAACTCTGCCTTTCGTTTCATAATAGAATCTTCCCAACCGTGCATCACTACACTATCTCCTAACTCAGGGTCAAGGATAGCTGTGTCGGTAAACTCTAACTCTCTATCCTTAAAGTGCTTCATCAGTCTCGCTTGTTGGTCTATTGTGGTGAGAGTAATCACAAAAGATTTCCTCATCCGCCTGTATATTCTCAAGGGCAATCAATACGAGGTCGCTATTACGAAGCATATAGAAGTTAGCATTAGGTTGAGACGAGTGGTTTGTATATCTACCAAGCAAAGTCTTGTGGATATTATCAATCGTTCCCAAGCCTATTATCTCATGCTGTAAAATATCTCTTACGGAAAACACACCTTCACCATGTACCTCTGAAGGTCCTGTGTAATACTTATTGGTTTCGTATTCAACCACCTCCCCTGTGTTGGTTAAGTTATCCATCTCTTCCTGCGTCAGGTTAAGCTTTTTAAGCATGGCTTTGTACCCGTTCTCACGTTCTGCTTTACGACGCTCGGCGCGTGGCTTTAGCTTGCCTCTTACGACGCCTTTGTTTGAGACTTTTAGACTTTTCTTTTTCATATTTCAATTGTTGTTTGAGTTTCTAATTCATGTTTTGTTCTTAAGCGCATCCACTTCCCTGATGGGTCACGACCCAACTCCGGGGACACTCCTGTTATGTAAGCTGCATAGGCCACTAACCATTTGTAAAAACGATTCAGACTTATCGTCATCTTCCCACCACGAGCGTAGTCAGGGTGCTCTACAATGAAGTCTAAGTACAGCTCTTGCATAGATAGTTTACCACCGCTTTCTAAGTGTTGGTTGTTACTATCTCCTATAAGACCACACCACTCTATAAAGTCATGACACGTAGCGGCTGATAGCTGCCTAACCTTAAGGTTTACAAACTGAGACTTGATTAAACCTGTGTCAAGATATCCTTGTAAACATTTAACCATATAGTTGTCGAAGCTACACCAATCTTCATCATTCCAATCGGCAAAGAAGTGTTTACCAAACTCGTCTAAAGGAGTGTGGTTTTTATTGTAGTGCTGATGTAATTCTATCTCCCATTTCCTGCGAGCAAAAGAATTACCCGTCCCTTTGATTGCATAGTTAGTAGTAATAGAAATCTTGGGGGACTTACTGAAAGGAATCTTAATAGCGTCCTTGTTTTTCTTCTCAAGTGTTAACCCTTCAGTTACTACACTGAACAATCTCTCAAAGTCGAAGTTCTTTTTAACGTCATCGAAGCATAGTATCTGTGTATCTGCTGACACCAACTGATATGGGAAAGACTTCTCGAAAGCAAAAGCTTTACCATCTATTACCACGAGCTTCTTCATGTGGCTTAAGGCATTCATAAACAACCCCTTGCCCGTACCTCCCTCAGGGTTATCGCTTATCACTTCATCGTTAAGGATTACAGCGGGGCAGTAAGATAAGTTCTTATACCCATGCATCATGAATCCTATAGTTGACTCCATGGTAGATATCCGAGGCTTATTATCTCCACATATACGAGATATAAATGTTCCGTATATAGTTTTAGTGTAATCACATAGAGCAAACTTCCGGTCTATCACATGGTCTTTCCATACGTAGCCATCGAGGTCTAAGTAGTCTATGGTCTCCACTGAATCTTTAGTAATCTTTATAGCACAGTTGAGGTAGTATAAGTAAGAGGTGTCTTTACTGTCTTCAATAAAGTATATATCTATTGTAGACAAGAGAGAAAGAAACTCCTCTCTAAAAAATCTTACGTGGTCAGCGAAGTAATTGTAAACCGTAATATCATCAAGCTGTATGAGATGATTGAGAATAAAATCTTTAATCTCTTTCTCAGAGGTGTGGTCAATTAAGTTATTAGTAACTCTAACAAAGACGTAGTTCTTCCCTCCTTCCGGACAATACTTATAGAACCCGTTGTCTTCTAAGAATTGCTTAAATAAAAAGTGTACTATTTTAATTACACCCTTGTCGTTCTTATCCCAAAAAGTTTGCATAGAGTTCTCCTCTTCTACTCTATTAAGAACTGCTTCTATGGTATCACTATCAATCGCAGTCTCTTCTAGTTGATAGCGTATCTCTTTTTTTGACACACCGCGTTTCATCTTGGAGCGTATCTGACTTACTCGGTCTTCGTCCTCGTAATATTTAGTCCCGAAGTTTTGTTCATGAGCATAAGCTGAGTCGATAGTTCTTTGTATCTCAGCTTCATTAAAGTCTTGACTTGCGTAGTTATTGAGCACATAAGAGGCTAGGCTTTTATTGATGCCATAGTCATTGAGAGCCATAGCTAAGACGTAAGTGTTCTGATTCCTCTGCCCCTCTACCATAGGATACTTCTTAGTCCACCACTTGATTAGTATGTCTACTATCTTGTTCTCATCGGTTATAGGAATAGAAGGCGGGTCTCTTCTAGCTACAAGCTCTTTATATTCAGGCTCATCAATCTTATCCCACAGAGATGAGTTCTCATTAATAAATATGAGGGGGTCAAAAGATTCATAGCATACCCTAGAAATATTCTTGCAAGCTTTATCAAAGTTGGGTGAGTCGAAATGCTTTTCTAAAGCATTGAAGTAGTTAACATGATTGTCAGGGTCAGCGGGTATCTTAACTAAAACCTTAAGGCCATTGCCTGACGGTGAGTTAAACACTGAGTAAACATGAGGGTCATTGGTTAACTGCTCCTTGTGAGTAAGCAAATCTTTTTTCTTCTCATACCCATCGAAGTCTAAGCAAACGATTCCGCTGTGTGAAACAAGAGAAGAGTCATTTCTTTTATTGAAGATGCCACTGAAACAAATAGCGGGCAACCCTTTCTTTAATTCGTTGCGCTCGTTCTTATTCTTCTCAGCTCTGATTAGCTTAACCAAATCTTTAGTAGCTCCGTTCTTAATTCTATCAAGAACTACATTGATATCCACATGGTATGCTGTCTGCGTTTCCTTAATGTTGCGAAAGATTGTGACGTCTTGTGTCATCTTTGTGTTGATTTTGTGTTGAGTAAAGTGTTGGTTATCAGTAGGATGCTGATAATGTTAATTTATTTCTTACATAGGGAAGAAAAAAAGTAGAGAGTAAATATACTACTACTACTAATACGGTGCAAGCAGTTAAGTGAGAAACGAAGGGGGACTATATATTTTCAACGTGGTCGTCCCCCTTCTTCTCAACACTAGAAGGGCAGGTCTTCTCCCGCGTCTTCTAACACAACTTCCGGTGCAGCTTTAGGTGCTGAAGCTTTAGTTGGGTCAGGCTCCCATGTATCTATCTCTAAGTAAGGCTTCCCCTCCTTAGACATAAGCATGTCCATGTTTACCCATCCTTTCTTTGAGTGTGTCTTTAGTGTAGCAATAGCTTGCTCTACATTAAAAGACATCTTGCACAATACAAAGTCAGGTGCGCCATTATTTTTTGGCTTACAAATAATCCCGTCAGGGAAAATCTTTTCTCTTTTTTCCATATGAAAAATATTAAAGGTTATGTGTCTGATGACACGTTATAAAATTTCGTTAATAAAATAGGCATCTATATCTTCTGATGGAGATTGTCCATAGAACTTACGATACACTTCAATAGCCTGAGCCACCTTGTTTTCTCCTCCCTCTAAAAATTCAGGTGAAGGTTCAAACACTCCAAGTAACCCTGTGGTTTTACATACCACATAGAACACCAATGGCTTACCAAACATCTGTTGATACAGATAAGCTTGACTGTCATAGTTGTATTTCTTTGCGCTCCACTTAAAACTATATATATCAGAAGTGGTTTTCAAATCAATAATCATTTCCGGATGTACTATGTCTGCCTTCCCTTTCCATCTCTCACCTTGTATGGTAGCAACTGCCGGCACTTCATACTCACATCCTCCATCTCTGATATCCTCAAAGAATTGGAAGTTAGAAAGCATGGTGTGTACCAACGACTCTACCTCGTCACGTTCTTTCTCAAGCAACGCAAAAGGCACGTCGTTCTCCGCACAATACTCCTTGTATGCTTTAGTATTGCGAGAGGCTACACTTACAAAGCTCCACTCCTTTGCCTTCTCAGGCTCAAGGATGAGGTGATGAAAGTATCTGCCCTTAGCGAAGGCCGCGTTGTCAGGTATCCTTTCCTTAAAAGATGTAGGGTTCTTGAGCAATGCACCTATGTCTGAGTTAGAAAGAAACTGCTTTCCAAAATCTCCATAGTAATGCTCATCATCCCTTAGCTTTAAGATGATATCCTCACTCATGACTTAGCTATAACTTTGGTAAGAGCCTTCTTAACAGAAGGAGTTACCTTATAGTTACGACTGTTAAGTTGCTCTACAATTTTCTCTAAGCCAAGCTCTTTGTTCTGAGCCATATACTTTAAGATGTTTACCCAATTGTCATCACCTACCTTTAATACTTTAGGCTCAACAACCTCAGGCTTTACTTCAGGAAAGTCTTCACCCGCATAGAGGTAATGCCCTAACCCAAACATAGCGAGGTTCTTTGTTAAGCAACGCATGATAGTCTTGTTTATATCAAACATAGACGCAGCATCAACAGACTTCTCTCCGTAGCGAGTAGTAAACTTACGAGGCTTGTCAAGCATAGCTTTATTCGCTCCGTCCATTACAGGCAACCACATCTCAAGAGATTGATTCTTGATAGTTACTTTAGTCATAGTCATATACCCAAGTGAAGGGTCAAAGAACCATGGCTTGTCAGTCTGAGGGTCTTTAATAACCTCATAGGTAGCGTCGGGGTAAGCCTTCTTGACTTCTGCCCAAGCCCATGCCCATGATAGATAAGTAAGGTTAGATTTTTTTTCTACTTTGTCGTTTACATTGATAGCACTCAATGTTTCAAATACAGATTTAGTCTGCGCCATTTTTAGATTGTTTTATTAGTTGATTAAAAAAAGAATATCTTTCTAAAGCTTGAACCCTGCGCTTTTGTAGTCCTCGAAGTGTGGCGGGATTGTTTGAGCCATTGACTTCCCTTCTGATAGAGCGCTCGATAGAGTCAAGCCTTGAACGATTGTTAGACAAAGATAACACATAAGTTCCGTGTCTCCAACCACCCTCTAAGAAACTTTCTATCTCTAACCCCATGAGTTTCAGATAGTAACCACCACCTTTGCTGATATTAAATAACTCTATCTCTCCGGTCTCTTCGTCCTTTGAAATTTTAGTTCCGTGATTTATTCTAGCCTCATAGCCCACGCCATTTACGTTACCTGCAAACCTGTCTGCTAAGGCTTGATTAAATACTTCATCAAGAGTGTACATTATCTTTTGATTTAGGCGCGTGTATCTTCTGAAGAATTCCTGTGTAGTCAGAGTCATTTACTATGCGGTTGTCTACTGCATTTATACCATGGAGTATACTCGTATGCCCTATCTTATACCCTCTCTTTAATAAGTAAGCTTGGATATATACAATAGGCATAGGTCTTTTATGACACGCATAGTAAAGTAATTGTCTAGCGTCTACTATATCTCTACGTTTAGATTTAGTAAAGAGTTCTTCTTCACTAATATCAAACAACTTGGCTACTTTAGTAGCATACTGATTAAAAATTTTAACTTTCATCTGTTGTAAATTTTCTCTTACCACAATTTATATCAGCGATATCTTGAAAGATATCATAGATAATGCTTGAGGTAGCGGTGTGACACAATCTTTCTCTATTGACATTGTACTTGTCATAGTGGTACGCATCATCAAGATGCTTGTCTCCATCATTTGTTTGTGGTAGGAGTTTTTGTTTTGTCTTGCTCATTTGCAATTAGTAATAAAATTAAATAGCCACATAAATCGAATAGGGTATCTTCGGTGGCGTCGCCCAATCCCCTGTTTTTAATTCGTGATAGTTTGTCGTCTATCCTTGCGCATAAAGATTCTGAGGCGTTGCCCTTAGAAAATATATTGATAGGCTCTAACGCTGAGTTTCCATACGCATCATTCTTTTCTGCTAATAGTTCGTACACCTTGCGGCACGTTTCTTTTATCTGCTCTTTACTATTCATGACGGTATATCATTTACTTTAGCATACAGATATCCGTTCACTACGGTGGTGTTCTTAGAGTTAAGCCATCGCCCATGATAAGCGTTGCGTTCTTCTGTTTCCAACATACTTATCACTCGCATCATGCCCAAGCCCTCTCTTCTTTCTCCCGACTTATCGGAAGTCATTAACGTCTTAGCCATCTTGCGGCAGCCCTCTAAAGTTTTATTTTTATTCATGATTTAATTATTTATTAGACAAATATAATTTTGTCAGCGGTGGTTTCCTAGTGGTTTTGTCTTTCAGTTCACTCGGTGAACTGCGTAATGATATCCAAGTCTTGCTCACTGATATCATTGTCGTATAGTTCATACATGTCAAGGTCATGTACATGTACTCCACTATGTATATCGTAGCGCTCTCCGTCTTTCATGACTGCATAGCACATGCGCTCATGTGTATCTAGTACACTGCCTATGCTCTGCAATTCAATCATGTCGTCAGTGATAGGGGGGTCGGGAGATGTTAGCCCACCTCCATCTATATACCTATCTCCTAAAGATTTACTAAGTTGATTCTTTAATTCTTCTCTAGTCATAGCTTCAGCTTGTTGTGCATACGCTCGTTCTCATCGTATAGGTTGGTGTACTTCTTAGATAACTCGTCGTAGTTTTCACGAAGTCTATCTATGGTATCACGTTGTGCGTCTAGCATTTTCATAAGCGCATCAACGGAAGGTGTGTTGTTAATTTTCTTGTCCATAAAATCCCATTCTTTTGTGGTGTTAATCATCGTTTCTTGTAATAAAATGTTAGAGATATATAGGGGGCTCGAACCCCTAGCACGTTAGTACCTGTTTAGAATTATTAAACGTGCGCTCCGTTTCAGCTATATCTTTTCTCTAAAGTTGTCGTCATAGTAGTTGTCTCTACACGACCTTGAGCAAGGGGCGTTGTAGCTTTCTACCTCAACGTCATCACACCAACTGCACATATAAGGTGCGGTAGCTTCGTCCATTCCCTCCAATATATATTCCTCTATGTCGTGGAAGAAGTCTATCTCTCGGTGATTAAGAGTCTTGCCTAAAGCGTCGGCAACTTTATCCCATATCTTATGTTCGTTAAGAACTTCGGATATTCTTTGTATCTCTTTACTCCGCTTCATCTCGGTAGTTTTGAACGATAAGATAAAGGCACATGATAGCAATGCCCGTTACTATAGTCCATATAAAACCTATGGCTAAATAATCGAGAGCGAACAATTGTTGAGGTGATTGGAAGTTTTTCCATAGTAGAGAGTAAACTGCTCCCGATATTGTAACCACCATTGCTCCACTAAAGATGGTACATATAATGAGTGCTAAATTGTTTGAGATATAGTTTTTCATTTCATTTAATTGTTTAATAATGGTGCAATATACGTCCAACCTTAGACTAAAGTCAAGAGACCTTGCTTTTTATTTCTTTATTCATCATCGTAAAAATATCCTTGTGCATCACAATCTTGAGGTGTCTCTCCATCGTAATACAATCCTGCTTGACTAAGACTAGGAGAAATAAACTTCTTTCCTTCCTTATTACAAGCAAGGTCTATCCCTGAAAGCCTATTTCCTTTACCCCCATTCATTTCGTCTAGTAGTTCGTAGAAGTCCTTACCTCCGAACACTCCGTACCCTTCGTAATCTTTCTCGATGTACTTGTTTCCTTTGTCATCGACCATTACAACCTTAAAGGTCGAGCGGTCAGAGTAGTTGTTCGCTATACTCTTGTCTGTATCTTGTGTTTTCCAACTAAAAAATCCCATGTCTATTTGATTTGATTATTCTCTTTAATAAATTCTACTACTGCTTGGTATGTAGATGATAGCTTGTCCTCTGCTATGAAGCATCGAGTTTCACTTATCATCTCTCCGTACTCAGCTTTACCACCTTGTATAGTGAACACATATCCTAAACTTTCTACCTTCTGTACTACGGGCATTAGCCAATCCCATGATGTGTCGTAGAAGTACACTTTCTTCCCTTCAAAGAAGAATGTCCTTTTATCGCACCCTGCACCCATAAATTCTGATATTAGTTTATTGTCTTTCATTGTTATATGCTTTAATAAATTCTACTACTGCTTGGTAAGTATCTCCTATGTGCCTCGTAGCTAATGCATCTTCAATGCCTTGTACGAGTTCGTATTGTAGGTGGTCAATTGATTCTATTACAGGCATCAACCAATCCCATGAGGTGTGGTACTTGTATTCCAAAACCTCGTTGTTATCTAACTCTAAGTTAGAAAGATGTAGGTTGCTTGGTAGTGTGGTTGGGGATTCAATATCCCACCCCATAAATTCTGCTATTAGTTTATTATTACTCATCATCAAGAGTTTTATATTCTACATTAACGTCAAGGCAATTCGATATCGCCTTCAATTCTTCGGATAAGAATAGTATATCATCATGGATATCCCTCATGCTTGACGTTCTGCAACAAGAATCTATCTCATATTTTAATGTGTTAAAGGATTGTATAGTTCTAGCTATACGTTTTACATGAGGGTTACAATCCCACCCATCGTGCTTTGTTTCTATAGTTTTCATTTTAGTATACGTTCTAAATGTTCAATTACTATGTCTAATACCTCGCCATCACTTAGGTAACTCTCATCATCTTGTGCGTGCTGAAGGTCTTTAGCGTACTCAAGTACTTTTTTTATCTGCTCTTTCATAATCGTATTCTTAAACATTCACATATCCAATCGGTTTCAAACCATAGGATATCATTAAGTTCTGTTGCCGTTAGTCCGTCGGGATATAAATCCTCTATCAAGGATTCAAAATGCCTTTCCTTTCTCTCGCCTAGTATAAGTTCTTGGGTATCTATTGCCCCTGACCATGCGCCGAAGTCCTCGAGTCGCATCTCTTTCATTTTTACTGTCATGAGTTCAAATTTTTAAGTGTGTACTCACCACTCTTGATTCTATCCCTCGTTTCAGCTATCCCCTCACCTAAAAATTGGTTGCGGTATTTACCTGTCGTAGTCGAGTAATCCCAATAGTATTTATCTAGGGTTACTTTGCCCGTCCGTGTATCTTTCTTCGCTATGATACTGCGATAAGATTGGAATAAGACCGCACGAGGTGTGCGGATTTTGAATTGATTGGCTACGGGGTTTCCGCTATTGCTAATAAAATTTTGTACTTGATACTTCATGATTAAAAGATTTAGATTTAATTGTAGTTCAGTCGGTGAACTACCAATGTTGTACACACTGAGGGTGACGCACCTTGTTAATGTTTCCGTTACCATCACGCTCGTAACACGCAGTTGAGTTACTGCTACTGCATGAAGTGAAACACATAGCTATTACGGCTAATAAAAGTAAAGTTGATAAAAGATTTTTCATGATATATTAATTTAATTTTTATGGTTGATTGCTCGGCCTCTATTGATGACGTTCCTACCCTCAGCAAGGGGAATCGAGTAGTATTTGCACCACCTTTCAACGCTTAGAAAATTGTTGAAGTAATCGAGATACATATTCTCTAGTTGCTCATCGGTGTAGTCTGACTTGACTATGTTTGGATATGCTCTATCCTCTTTTTTGTATATTGTTCTCATGGTATAAAGATAGTCTAATTCTTGTCTAAATGCAAGGGGTTAGGGATTTAATTTTGAAGTAGGTAGGGGAATCGAACCCCTACTTAAGACCTTCCTACTTTTTACGCTAGTTCTAGTTCCTCCTTTACTTCCTCAATCGTTGCTTCTGTTTCAGAGTACGCCTTACCCGTCAGCTTTTCAAGGGCATCCAATAGCGCATTCTCTACGTCAAACTGTGCGTTGCCGTGTAGTTGCACCTCACTATTATCTAGCACGCTGAACTTTATGGCGTCCTTGCCTTTGCCCATTGCAAAGCGTATCAATATCTCGGGCTTATCATCGTCACTATGCGCCGCAGTTTCTTCAGCAACGTATCTAATGAATCCCTTAAGCGAATACACCTCGCTTTCACCCGCTCTTTTTTCGTTGCGTACAAAGGTGGTATACTCCTTGAGTATGTCTTTGTTTTCGTTCAGCGCCTTGCATACTTTGTTGTAAGTATATAGTTGAGTCTTACCTAGATTGTAAACTTCCTTCGCCATATCTGATACGTTCCACGTTATTTCGCTTAGTTCACGTTGTACTTTTCCTTCGGGTGAGTTATACCACTCTATAGATTTACCTATCAATTTTGATAGCTGTATCTTCATGTCAAATACTTCACGTTCACTTTTGTTAGTGGTTTTCTGTAGGGTTTTAACCGCTTCGATGTTCAGCCCTTTTAGAACTTCATCGCATTGTAAAAAATTG